TAGAAAACCGCTTGTCTTGAAGCGGTACCGTTTACAAATTGCAGTGGCGCGTTCGGACTCGAGGTGCCAACTCCTAAATTGCCCGTTCCAGTTAACCTCATCAACTCAGTAGAAGTGGAACTAGAGGAAGCCGCGGTGAATATATGAGCGTTAGAGCTACCGTTAGCGCCAATGTTATATAAGAGCGTACCAGTTCCTGTACCAAAACCATAAAATTGGAAATTGTTATTCGCTACCTCGTTTAACGTGATAAGACGAGTAGTGGCTGTATTTGTAAACTGAAGTGGAGAATTTGGGGTGGTAATACCTATGCCGATAGAATCACCTGGAAAGTAATAATCAACTCCTGCTGCGGCAATATTTAAAACTCCTGTTGAAGTAGTATTTTTTAATATGCCACTAGACAGACTTCCTAACACCTGAGCGTTAGGTACTGAAGAATCGCTAGTTTGAATTATAAATTTCGCGGGAGCGGAGGTGGTAATAGTACTTCCTGTACTTCCACTGCCGGTGATCGCTCCTGATAGGGTTATGCTGTTTGGTATGGAACCAATCTGAGTTATTACAAAATTCTTAGTAGCGGCATCTTGAAGATTAACTGGATCCGCGAGGCTGACTATATTATGCCCATTCATATTAAGGTTGGCGCCAATCGTGATAGGATTGACAAGACTAATAGAACCATCCTGATTAAAGGAGATTATATCTGTTCCGGTAGATGACGCGCTGACAAAACTTTGTAACTTTAATTGTCCAAAAGTATCGGTAGAAGTAGTGGTATGAATCCATCTAAAACCTGATAAATCACTATTTCTGAACTCAAAATTTTGCTGAGATGGAATACTGATCGTCGGTACAAAAGTACTATCGAATTGCAGTGAGGATAAATTCGGGCTAAAAATAAATTGTTGCGCTGGCCCCAAAATTGACAGGGACGGTGTAATACCGGCAACGGTAATTGAACTCATGGCCATAATATTTCTACCCTGTCATGCATTAAATCCCAAAGGAAAGTAGCGCTGACCGCGTCAAAATCCTCATCTGGTGATTGTTGTAAATTTTTTATCCTCTGATCGTTCAGGTTTACCGCATTCTCAGCTATAGGTATCTCATCAAGTGTTAAAGCTAAAGTAGTAACAACCGGAGCGCTTAATGGCCCGCTGCCGGTGACATCTCCTTCCAACACTATAGTAGTGCTACCTGGTATACCGCTAATCGCGTTATCTACATAATTTTTGGTAGCCGCGTCTTGAGAATTAGTTGGGTCAGCGACATTGATTAATTTATGTCCGTCAATCGATACATTATCACTTGCGGGAATTTCATTTAACTTCAAATCATCAAGGCGCTCGTTCGCGGTTGTCGCGAGTCCCAAAGCTGTTCCGGCCGTCGCGGCGGCTCCGGTAGCGACAGCTAAAGCCGCGTCGGCCGTAGTTTGAGCCACCTCCGCGGCGGCGGCTACTAAAGCGATTTCGCCTTCTAGCTCAAGTACTGTTTCTTCTAATTCTGTTTCAGTTACATAATTCTCAAGTATGTCATCAAGCTCATCTTCCGTAACATAATTCTCAAGTTCCGCTTCAAGAGTATGTTGGGTAACATAATCTGTATACGCTTCCGCAAGGCTAACTGACCCATCTGATACAACTTTTAATATATATTTTTCGCCTTCAAGTCCTATATAAGGGCTACTATCAAATACATCTTTTAAGGATTGAGCGTTAGGCAATAAAACATCCGCTGTTTTTAAGATATATTTGGCTCTGGCAGGAGCGAAACCCCCGCTAGGGGCAGGGGCAGTGCTAACGACTCCTCCGGTGTTTATCATATAACCGTCATCCAGGAAGCTTAACACCTGAGCGTTTGGTAATTGTTCGTTAGGTGTACCTACTACAACGTCAGCGTTAGAAAGAATGTTATATCCACGTCTTAAATTTATTAAATCAAGCCTTAAATCTATTAAAGCGGGAGAAGGAATGGCTACTCCGTTTCTATCCCCGACTAATACGTAGTCAAAAATGGATAACACTCTACCGGTAACAGGAGAAATAAAAGTATGGAGGATATCAAACTTCATGCGGTTAAATGCCCTATAAAGTTACTAATATTCTCAATATCTTCATTAAAATATTGAACTGCTGTGGTGTACATATAGCTTATGAACTCAGGGTCAGAATTATCCAGTTCCGTATCTTGCGTCTGATCCAGATCTAATTGAAATCGGTAATAATATAAGTTATCTAGTGTATATTTAGATTCCAGAGATAACGCTTTGGCAACTGATTCCTGCCCTCCGGTAATGCCAATGTCAAATAAGCTCATTAATAATTCAACCGTCTCCGTTGGCGTACGGGCTCTTAATAGACTACTTAAAACTTTTTTTCTCGCTAAAGCTACGTCAAATCCCATTTCTCCAAGGCCAGTACCAAGTGATAAGACACAATATCTATTAGCAGTGGGCTTTAACATTTTGCCGAGATTTAACGCTAGCTGAGAGGGGTTATTCTGATATACTCCTCCGTCTATATATTTGTGGCTGCTAATATCTATTGGGGGGAAATATATAGGTGCCGCGCTTGTAGCAAGCGCAACGTTTGATATTAATTCATTTTGGCCGGTAAATTCAGCGTAATTAAGATTAGAGTATAAGGCAAAACTGCTTGTATCATACCTATAGGTAGGGATAATTGTGTTAGTTTTTAAATTTTGCAGAGTATTAGTCCCAAACACATTTATGACCTCCTGCTTTAACCTTGCATCGCCATAATTACTATTTATTGGATCAACAGCTGCGTAAATGTCGTCTCCAATAAGAACCATTCCTGCTTTTTCAGTAGCGGAAGGGCGATTAGAAGGAAGAGAGGCGTTAATAGAACCGTCTATCACATCTCCAGCCGTTCTAACCGTAAAAATCCACGGCCCTACTTCAGTAAAAAATGGCTCAAGCTCATCGGGGGTTATGCCCGAGGCATAGGCAAGAGCCGCTATTCCGCCTATCGAGGTACCGGCTATTACATCAAAGTTTTTCCACAAATCAGATTGGCTGATGCCCCATTGCTGAATAAACTTCTGCAAAAACACAAGAGACATATAACCTCGCATACCGCCACCATCCATCGAAAGTATTCTGATGGTATTTGAATCGCTCATTAGTTCCCCCAATTATAGTTATCAAGTTTTGCCTTAAGCACGTTTGGAGGAGCGATTGGGTTAGATTCAGGCGGTATGTAACCTTCAGGTAACCTTGGGTCTTTTACCGGTATAGGATCCTTCTTTATTTTTGGAGGACGCGCCTGCGGGTTTGGTATATCCACATATGGCTTTCCTACTAAAAGGCCAGTCCAAACAAGGTTATTTCCCGCCCATTCTTTTTGTTTAACTAGATCCTTATGCAAGAAGATAAAACCGCTCCGGTCACAAACCGCTTGTGGTTCAAGATTATTGAGGTCTATTTTTACGTGCTTTGGTTTAAATTTTTTAACAAATCTCATTAGTAATACTCCCTTCCCGAATAATCGGGATATATATTTAGCGGCACACTTTCCGAGTTATCGTCGGAAGCGTACTTTAATGATTCCTCATATTGCGCCTTGAACCTGTCAGCCAGTTCAGGCTTGAATTTTATAGCTAGACGCCACGAAAGGCCCCAGATTAACGGTGGATAAAATTGAGAAGGAATATCAACGGTATTAGTGTAAAGACTACCTACATCTTGCATCATTCTTTGGTATGAATACTGAATACAGTTATAATCGCCAGAAGGTGTTTGCCAGATATTTAAGGTGGGTTCGCCCAGTTGACGATCAAGGTAGTATATACTCGGACGCCCTTGTTGCTGTTTATAAGGCAAAGTTATATACTCATCCCTGCTAATGTTACTTAGGGGCATATCGTAAACATTATTATTAAAATAAAGTTCCTGAATGTTTAGGGTCTTGCCTCCTGTTTCTACTATCCTATAAGCTCTGGCATCTAACGGTGCTGGAACATCAAACCAGCTAGTAATACCAGTGGTGTATGTTTGAGCTGGAATATTAAATAAAGGTACCCATGTGTTATTATCCTGGGAAAAATCAAATCTTAAGGTATAAGTTTCATTAGCGTTAGATTGAATACCAATAAAATTTATTTGCTGAGTAACACCTGCCCCGTAATCATAAGAAATATTTCCATCCGCGGCGGTTTGTATACAGCTGGTCGCGGGGTTGCCGTCAAAAGCATTAGCGGCATTTCCGCTACTAGCCGCGGGAGTGCCGTTTAACTGGCGTGTGGAGGTTCTAAGGTTTGCCTGTATAATATCATTAACAGAATTAGGAAGAATATATTGCCCTTGATTGGTAACAAGACTAAGGTAGGCGGTTTCACGAGTCCACATATTAACCCTTCTGTTTGTCCACTCAAGCTGCATAAGATTTAGGGCCCTGGTCGCGGCTTGCAATTTTTGTACCTCAATATATTCGCCAAGAATCCCTATATTCTCAAATGCTTCCCTAATGATTTCCTCAATCTCGATTGATTGGAATAAATATGTAGTGGAAGTTGGCGCCATTTATTTTCATTTTTCTAAAGTTGAATGAAGTTTATGGTCATGCTTGAGCCACTTGTAGCGGCATTTCCGTCTATATAAATTAAGATAGAGTGATAAATTAAAGGCGTTTCTAATTCCCATTGATCTTCTTCCCCTGCTTCTTTTAATTCAAAAAGAGCTAGATTAGTGTTTATATTAGATAAGAAAGTTCTTCCATTATTTGAGATATTTTCATACGTAACGTAAGCGCTGCTAGCTTTGACGTTATTTCCACTTCCCGCATACATGCTTAAAGAATAATTAAGGATATCCTTATTAAGATTAAGCTTGATAAGTGAGATAAAACCTTTAAGTCCGCTTCCTATAGCTACATTCGCGGCCGCGGCACTTGAACTTATTGAGGTTATTACATCGTAATCAGGGTTGTAATAAACAGTTGTATTGTTAGGGCCCGCTACCGTTTGACTAACCGCTACCCCGTTTTGAGTACCGTTAATAGTAAAATTTACTCCCGTAAGGTTTTGATTAGAGGTAATGGAAATTGATCTTGAATAACCATTGTCAATAAAGGAGACCTCACCGGTAATTTGATTAGACAAATTACCGTTAAGTATCAAATTTCCCGCCCCTGTTAATGCCTGGATTTTACATACATCTTCAATATTACATGCGGGAAATGTATAACTGAAAATTCTAGACATATATAATATTCATTTTTTTCGCCATATAGCTTTTGCTTTAAAAGCTATATTAGACTTATTTAACTATTAAACCCCTGGGGAACCGAAAATCGCTCGCCAGTTCGGAACACCAAAACAATAACGTTCAAAAGCTTTAAACTTGATGCTACCGGTGTTAAATTCCGTTTCATTGTCAAATTTAAGTTTGTGCCTTTGATAATGGAGGAAAGAACCCTCGCTTGCTGGGAGATCGGTTTTTATAAACCAAGCGGTTTTAGATTCTATATAGTTATTAACGACGTAACCTCCTGACAAAAATCCCATATTATAGATGGCGTTTATATCGCGGTTAGCTGTATCTACTCTGTTTACGTTTTTTAAAATACGTACAGCGTCAAATTGTAACGCTCGTGGGATAACTAATAACTTAGGCTTAAGGTTCATTAAAGTTCCGGAGGCACTCAAATATTCCTGTATCTTTATAATAGCCTCCTCAAGAGACGCCTCGCTTAAGTCAACTGTTGCTGTTCCCTGGCCAAAACAGTTTGAAACGGGGCCGCCATCTGTTGGGTGAGCTGTAGAACATAAAGGTTGTCCATCTCCAAGCGGAAAAGCAGGATTAAAAGCATTATTAAAAGGGTTGGCGGCCAAGTACTGCTTGGTGATTTGTAAAGACTGACGCAAACTAAACATTTGCATCGGGAAATCTTTCTTATATAAATTATCTTCCCATGAGATATCGGTAAAAGAGGTTTGAACAGCGCTCTTGATATGTCTCATAACATATGTATAACGCTGAGACATTGAATCACTGGGAATCGCCTGACCTTCAGAGACTATATCGGCAGCGCCGAGATATCTCACTTCAACGTGTGTTTCAAAATTCTTGTCAGAAGGCAAAGTAGTATAAATCGGTTTCCAGTCTTCGTCTTTGGTATCATACCCCCCAAAAACCAGCCTTACGCCATAATCTAAGAGCCTATTAATTTGTCCTGATGTTGTAGCCATTTTTTATTTCTCCATTATTTAGTTTACGCTGGGGTAGTGCCAAGTTGGCCTACACGAAAGACGTGGTTATTAATAACAACCCTTAAATTCAAGAATTGTTTAGCCGTAGTTCCATCGGCTTCATAAATTGTTTGCTGGTCACCAGACAAAGAATAACCTATAGCTTTTAAAGGAAGGGTGGCGAGGAGTCGGTTGGTAGCCGTAGAGCCTACCATATTCAAATAAATCGCGGATTGACCTGTATTTACATTTCCAGAAGCGGGATTTTGTTGTACCAGATTCCCGCCCCCCGCACCGAGTCCAAACGCGAAATTTTGCCCAAAGTAACCTGCTGTCGCCGCTGTATTTGTCGTTCCTCCAAATCTTGCGTCATTAGCTACGTTCGTAGCGGTTGAGACTTGGATTTCCCATATTATATTCGGATCATCAATTATGTAGGCGTCAATGGAACTGCCTGGAAGCACCTGCGTATTTGCAGGCCAATAATTGGATGAAACAAATTTACCTGTGCTATCAGTATACTCACACCCCCAAAACACACCGAGTACAGGAGTAATTTCATTAGCTACTGTGGCGTTATCTATAGGATAACGCATAATAGTAGGTACACCGGCAGTGGTAGTAGCCGCCGCTGCGTTCCAAGCTACAGGGTCACCTGTAAATATACTTGTCGCGTAAGTGGTTGTACCGTTTGCGAGTGTATAAATGTTATATTTAGTGTATTTTTCCGTCCATGCTCCACCATTAATGGAACAAATAGGTCTTAGCCCCAAAGGAAGGTTTGTGCCATTGGCCATATTCTTCTCTCCTTAGAAAATTAAAAATAAAATTGATGAAATTTAATCTTTAAGGGCGAGATTTATGACCCAAGCAGCTGGATGCTGAGTAAGCGCGTTATCGAATCGCTAGACGTGGTATTTAATAAAAGATAATTTTAGCAACTTTTGTTAATGATGTCAAACTATTTTATTAGAGGGTTCCTTTAATCCCACTTGCCATCACCATAATTGAGACGCCTCCTGGGACATCTATTACAAGTTCACCGCTTGTGGCGTCAAAAATTTTTATAGTTAAAGCATCATTATCTCTTGCGACCCATTTCCAGCCCAGAGGGATTTCAGGGTTTGTGCCCGTGCTCCCAAAACCTGCGAATACACCGTACCCGTCAAAACCAATAGGAGTTGTAAAAAGAATTTTATAATACCCATCAGTTGTTTTCTCAACGGACGAAATATTCGCGTAATCAGTAATAACTATAACATCGGTAATAGAGGATGGGGTACCTGAGGTAACGGGCGCTACATGGGTAAAAGTAACGTACGCTTTTGGTATAAAAGGGTTTTCTAAATTTCCATTAACAGCTAGATTTTCATCAATTGTAACATTACCGTTGGAATCTATTAGTACACCGTTTAAATTCAGATCTCCGTCTCCTATAGTCAAAAATTTAAGATCCTTGCTGGCGTCGGTGGGACTTATTTGCTGCCCCGTAATCTCAAAATATCCAACTTTAACGGAATCAAGGGCGGTTAAGCTACTATTAAGACTAATTTGGGGGTCTCCGTCTTCTCCATCTTCGTTAGATATAGTAATATTAGATCCTTGGGTTAAAACCGCGGTTCTCCAGGTTACAGGGTCAGCGGCGCCATTAATTACCACAAGCCCCGTAGTCTCTATTTCAGTAAGAGAGGTTAAGGTTTCAGGAAGAGTAAAATCTATATCCCCACCTGGCGGGGAAACATCGCCATCGGATATTTTTATTGAGCCGTCTGTACTTTTCGCGGTCAAATTAACAATAGCGTTAACTGCCCCTACTGGAGATATAACACGCCATGATCCTCCTTGAGTGCTTACGTCATATATATAAATTTCTATAATCGAACCAGCGGCTATATTCGCTAGGAAAGTATTGTCATTTTTATTAACTACAATATTATAAATAGAAACGTTATTAAATCTAAAGGTTTGGCCTGGACTAGCAAGGGTTGCGTCAGGAAGGGCGATAACGAGATTATTTTGATCGGAAATAATATCATTATTATAAGCGATTGGCCATGACAAGATTATGTTCCCCGTAAGATTTATTTGCTGGTACGGTAAATTTGAGGGGTATGCGGTAGAGCCCGTTACTATAGTATATGCCATGGTTTATATGATTCTATCCTATTATGTCGCTTAGATCTTCATGTCTGAGGGCATCAAGAGCCCTAATCCTCGCGTTTTTGCGTCTATTCTCCTGCTTTTTCTCTTCCTCTCCTATTGCTGTAGAACGTTTAAACAAGCTATGCCCTTTTTTATGGTAATAATTTTTGTAATTTGTATTTCGGCCTAATGGATCATTCTCGGCAGCTTTTTTTCTAGGTACCAGTTCCCACTTCTCATCAAGCAGCTGATCATATCTATTATCAATCTCGCCATTAACTACGATACGCCCATAATGATAATCCATTCCTTCTTCATAAACTTCCTGAGGAATATCAAAAAGGCCAGTGTGATTCATTTTTAAACTTCTACGTTCTTCATTTACTCTGTTTTCAAGAGTTCTATTTCTAGGCGTTGGTGTATTTATGCTCATATTTACCTGCTTTTTTGCATTTTATTTAGCGATTGAAGTTTATATTTTTTTGCTATTCTTTCTGGCGTGCCTGTCATTTGCGCCATAAATTTCTCATTCTCATCGAGAGTAATGTTATCGATGCTTAAAGATTTGGATTTGCCATAATTTCTTACGGATCCAACAGGAGCCATGGCTTTAATTGGAGCCGGTTTACTTATCGGATTGATTTTTTGTGATAATTGCTTTTTAAGGTTGCCTACATAATTCTCAAGAGTATTAAGATAATCTTCCGACATTATTAGATCTTCCCTGCCTTTTCGCTTGTAAGCTTCGTCAAGCTGGTTTGCGAAGGAAATTACCTTTTGGCTTAATTCTGGATTGTAATTTTTTGATGTTTGGCGCAAATATTCATGATTTTCAATCCAATCGTTAGCTATTTCTTCTCGTAAGGCATAATCAACCGGAATCTGGGGTTCAACATTTTCCTCCTGAGGAGAGGGGAGCGGGCGCCAACTTTCGGCCATGGTCTTTCTTTGCAGAGCCTGATTTATCTTAATATTAGCTTCAGTAACAGCTTCTAGATCACCTTCCTCATACGCTTTTTTAAAATCCAGTTTTGCTTTTTCCAGTTCTGCCTCGGCGTTCTTGGCATAATAATACATCTCATAATTTCTTGACTCCTCGATCTGTTGTCTGAGACGTTGATTTTCTTGCTCGATAGCTTTTTTCTCTTCCCACGCTCGATATTTATCTCTTATCAGGTCTCTTCTGGTTAATATTTTTTTCGGAGATCGAGAAGGTTCTTTGACTTCCTGGATATTTTCCTCTTCTTGTTTATCAGGAGACTCTTCGTTTAAATCTTCTTCATTTACCGTTTCAATTTCCAGCTCTTCCGGCCCTTCGACTTCCAGTTGATTGTAGGAGGCGGTATCCGGCATAGTATCTTTTAATTTGCCGATTTTCTCCATGATTTGCGCTAATTCAGCATCTATATTCTCTTGTGGCTCCTCTACGTTAAGGCCGCTATTATTTTCGAGATTCATATGTTTTGTCCTTGCTTATTATTTTGTAATTATTGATGGATCATTTACACGCATTCCGACAGCGTCTTCAGGAAGGTACCAATAAGCGATACCATCTATAAAAATTCTATATCCATTGTGCCTTTCAAAGACTCTCCATTCCCCTAGCTTGCACCAAGGGCCTGTATCTTTATAACGAGAGTCTTTATATGCCGACGGTGATATCGCTACTACAAGGCCGACAGGACGGCTATATATTTCCTCTTCCTGGATTTTGGGAGTAAGGTAAATGCCACCTTTTGTTTTGATGGGCTTAACATATAGGCGTATTAGAACATGCCAACCTGGTATATCCACGTTTTTATGCTTTGCTAATTCTTCTTCTATAGAAAATGTCTCAAGATCTATCCCTATATAATCTTCATAATTATTCATCATCAAACTCTCCTTTCTTTAAAACTTCCATATATATTCCAATCGCATCTTGTAGCCCTTTAATTTGCCCTCTGACAAAACGATAAGACTCAAAGTTCGGAACCTGCCCGAAAGCGATGTAATCTTTCTTTTTATCGAGTTCTTCATTTAACCGCTTTAAAAACGCTTCTCTTTGCTTCATAACTTTATGAGCACCTTCTAGAGGATTTATTTGTCTTGTCTTTTTTTACCGCGCCCCCTTTGGAATAAAGACAGCCGCAGCCTTTAGACTTAGCTTGCTTTTCCATATCTTTATTTGTTCTGATAGCTTTATTTCGTATATTGCTATGCGCTCTATGCATATTGATTCTCCTGTTTGGTTAATTCTGTATCAGCTTTTAACTGGGCTATTTCTTTATTAGATTCGATTTTCATCTTCTCCTTCTCGAAATCCATCTGGGACTTAAAGATGTCCGTCTCAGCGTTGAGATTCGCTATTCTTTCTTTTGAGGCTATTTCTTCCATTAATATAGCGTTAGGATCGACAGGCTCAGGCTCACTACTTGTGCTATCACCATTTCGCTCAAGAGCTTCCGCTATACCCATAGCGATTGAGTTTTGTATTTCAGGGTTTTGCAATTCCTCCAAAGGAGGTAACTGCGCGCCAAGCATTTCCTCCGCTTTTATCAAGTATTCATATGCTTGATGCTCTCTAATATGAGCCATAATTACCGGTTTTAGGTCAGGATATTGATCAGCGATCAAGCCATGAGCGAGTATATGACCGGCATGATACTGCCAAATAGCTGCTTTAACGGGTTTGCCAAGTATCAAATTTTCATTCTCGGTTACTGGATCAAGAGGAATCACCTCTTCCTCTTCTTGCTCGGGTTTTAAAATTCTTTCTATCTCCTGATCATCTAATCCTTGAGCCTTATAGTTCATCTTAAAGACCTCTCGCATGTTATGAGCCCCTGGGTCTTGCATAGCGGTTTCAAGAGTAGCTCTTGCTTTCATTATCCTTTGTGGAGTGGAATTGACGGAAGGGTCAGAAACCGGAACTATGGCAAGCTCATCAAAAAAATCCTCGGCGGTCACTTGCTGTTTTTTGCTGCCGCTATTAAAAGTCTCAACTGATAATGTTTTGCTAAATATTTTGGTAAGTAGTTGCAGTTCATTACTAAGAGAAGCATGCATCGATCTTAATACTGTTGACTGAATACGATTACTGGTCTCAAGAAAAGCCATGGCCGTACCAACAGGTATATCCTCCTTAGAGTCTAACATTCCCATTTCACTTATAGAGGCAAGCTCTTTTACATCGCTCTTAATATCCATCCAGATTTCGCGAGAGACAGAGGAAGGGTCTTGATACGGAAGTGGCATGAAAGCGTTTTGTAGGGGCGCGCCCCCTGAATCTATCTCAACCCACTGCCCAGGGCCTACTGGTAAATCGCTATTTTGTTGATTAAACCCCTTGGCTCTGAAACCCCCGGGAAGGTTCCTGAAGGAACCGGAGTCAACTAATTGTCTTTGAATCTTGGTAAGTGTTATTCCGCCAGACCCTATCAGCTGGGCAAGCCCTACTCCATAAACACTGAATGAAGGTAAATAATTATATTGTATGAAATGATTCTGCCTTTTTTGCTCTGGGTCGTTTTCTTCCCAATTTCGCCTGATCGATAATACTTTTTTAGAAATTTTGTCTATAGTAATTATGTATGGAAGAGGAATGTTTAATTCATCATTTTTTTTATTATCGCTCTTATAATCCTCAAGATTTATGTAGGTGTGTACTTCATAGATAGGAAATGATGAGCGTTTGGAATAAACATCAAGGTCTACTCCGCTTTTTACCTCATCAACTTTATCATCTAGCTCATCATCATCGTCATCACTGTCTGGTTTTAGGTAAGGAAGGTCTACATCTCTGTATAAGTTATTTTTTTGATTTAAAATTATTTCTCTTTTATAAAGGTGCAGAACATGGGTAAGCCTTGTGGACTCCAGAATCGAGCTGCAATCACCATCAACAATAAAATCTTCCGGCATTATAAAGCGTGCTACTGGACGCCCTAACGCGTTATCGTAGTATATTTTTTTGAAGGCGCTCCCACTAAAAATCAGGTAAAATAAAAGCCTTTCAAAATCAGGATAGTAGCCTGTATCAACTACAGTAAGAAAATAATTAAGCCAATCTTTGACCTTTTCTCCTTTTTCTTCCAAGCTCTCATTACTATCGCCATTAATTTTAAAGCCAGCCGGCCCGCTTTGTGGCAATAACTCTGATCTGGCTAAAGCATAACCTCTATAAATGGCGGTTGAAAAGGTAAGGTTGAATGTTCTACATGCGAATTTAAAAGGGGATTCATCAGAATCCTCAAGAGAAAATCCTGTGTATTTTTTCATCGTCTCAAGAGCGTCTATCCACTCTTTCCGGCTTTCAATATCCTCGCCAATAGCGTCGAGCAAAAAATCTGAGAGTTTTTTTAAACCTTCTTCTGGAAAATCCTCGGCAAGATTTTCATAAAAGTCATTATCCTGAGAGGGGTCTTCTTCAATAAATTGATTGTCAACCTCAAGATTAGGATCTTCGATTTCTTGCGGTTCTGTTAATTGGTCTTTTGAGTCAAACAAGATTCCGTCCCCGTATTCAATGGAGTAAAAAACTATTTATCCAAGCTTTTTAATCTTTAAGGGCGAGATTTATGACCCAAGCAGCTAAACGCTGATTTTGCGCGTTATCGAATCGCAAGACGCCATTATTTACAATGGTAAATTGTATTATATCTTATTAATATATATTGTAAACAGATAAATAACTTAAAATATAAGTAAAATTGCTTAATTTAAAACTTGAAGACTTAACATACACAGAAAGTGTTCTAAAAGCTGAGATTTCACTTTATGAATTTTATAAGCAGGCATGGCACATCCTTGAAGGAGCGACGCCGTTTGAGGATAATTGGCATATTCAGGTAATCGCTGAACATTTAGAAGCTTGTTTTTATCGTCAAATTAAAAGATTACTTATCAACGTCCCCCCAAGGTCGGGAAAAACTAGTTTAATTTCTATTGCTTTCCCCGCTTGGGCTTGGCTCCACAACTTTGAGGAAAAGTTTATATATGCCTCATATTCCGCGATTATATCTACGGAACATTCGGTAAAATGCCGCAGATTAATAAAATCTAACTGGTATCAGGAAAGATGGGGGCATATTTACCAATTAGCGAAAGATCAAGAGCAAAAAACCTTTTTTGAAAATAATAAAAATGGCCATAGATTGGCTACTAGCGTTGGAGGCTCCACTACCGCGAGAGGAGCTAATATTTTAGTACAAGACGATCCTAATAATGTTAAAGATGGTGATAGTGAAAGAAAAAAAGAAACTATTTTATCCTGGCATAGAGAAGTAGTGCCAACAAGGCTAAATAACCGCAAAAAGGATGTAATGATAGTAGTTCAGCAACGTTCTGCGACTAATGATGTAAGTGGTTATATTACCGCTAATGATAATAATAATGAATGGGTTAAGCTTATATTACCTCTGGAATATGAAGAGGCAAGGAAAGCTAAAACCATTGTCTTACCAAGTACTAATGGTAAAATCTGGGAAGACCCAAGGACGAAAGAAGGAGAGATCCTTTGTAGCAAAAGATGGCCTCCAGAAGAAGTGGAAAGGTTAAAAAGAGAAATCGGTACATATGCTTTCGCCGGTCAATATCAACAGCGGCCCGCTCCTAGAGGAGGAGGAATACTTAAGACCGCTTGGTTCAAACCATATAAATATAAAACTCCTGAACCTGAATTTGTCATTCAGTCATGGGATACCGCTCTAACTACAAAAGAAACTTCAGCATATTCAGCTTGCACGACATGGGGGATTTTTCGTGATGAACATTATGTAGAAAACATAATTTTGCTTTCAATGTGGAAAGGGAAGCTTGAATATCCTGAACTTAGACAAATGATCAAACGCCTACATTTTGACTATAGAGATACAGGTAAAATACATAATCCGGCTTTTCGCGGCAGAGAGATAAATATGTGTTTAATTGAAGCGAAAGCTTCAGGAGATCCGTTAATACAAGATTTATATACGGCAGGAATCAGGGCTATTCCATTTAATCCTAATACCTACACGGATGATTCTCGCCAAAATGGAGGAAAAGAGCGAAGAGCTTCGCTAGCAGCCGCTCTCATTGAAGCGGGCTTAGTATGGCTACCGACTCAGGGGCCGGATTATAATAAACTAACTCCATTCGCTGAAGAGTTTCTAATAAATGTAGCTTCTTTTCCAAGCCCAGAAGCTAACGATGTAATAGATACAATGACGCAAGCTTTACTGAAATTAAAAAGTAGTAGATATCTTCTTAACCCTCGTGATGAAAGACCGATACAGCCCGTCTATAAAGAAATCAAATCTTTATACTAACAGTTGCGTTTTCATAACCTGTAGTGTTATTTTCTGTTTTAGGAGGGCAACATTTATGATTATTTACTTCTTAATATTATTATTCGCTCTTTTTTTATATTTGGGCTATGAAAAAAATGAAGAGGGGCTACGATCCTTTTCTATGGGCAAGACAATAAGAATACTATACTTCAAGAATATATTGTTCATTCATAGAGAACAGAAGATATGGATATTATATCGCTTAAAGGGTTTTGCTAATAAAGTAAGTAGCAAAAAAATTAAATTGGATCCTGAAGGGATGTCAAACTTTATCTTAACTAATAAGTATGTTGTTTTTAATAAATGGGTTATTTTAGGAATACAAATGAAGTTATCATAAAAACTACAAATCTACTCTTACACCTGCCATGACATGATGACCCTTATATCTATTATCTTTAACTTGAGTCTGAGGATTGTATTTAGTTTTGCCATAATCTTTCCATTTATACAATAGCTCAAAATTTACCTGTTCGTTAACAATAAAATTCGCGCCAAATATAAGAGCGTAGCTGAAGTTTCTTTTATTAGAATTACAAAAATTTTCTGTAACTAACGGAAAAGTATAATTTACCTCATCGCTCATGTAGTAACCAGAGGCGAAATGACATACTCTTTCTTCTATTTTCGCAGTGCCCAGACCAGCTCCAGCGAAAAGTTGATAAAAATCTTTTATTAAGAAGTCAAAATAGCCATTTAACATTAATGAGTTCGCGCTTGCTTTGCGTGTTAAAATTTTTGAGCCTGTAGTATAGCTATGTTCATTAGCTTTATGAAACTCATTGGCTCTATCATTAAACATAAAGGTGGCATGTTCAAATATTAAGTCAGTCCGCAATTTATCATTAATATAATAGCCTAAACCTACACTAATAGCAGGGGAGAATTTGGACTCTTGCTTTAAAGGTGAAGTAAATTTTTTATTAGTTTCGATAACAGGATTTATTTTATGTATAGCTAAATGTGTAGATAAATAGAAGCCACTTTTACTTGTATCCGCAAGTGAGCCAGTAGCAAAGGAGAAGAGGAGGAAGACAGATAATAATTTTAATATACTCATTACATTTACCATTATTCAAGGCGCCCAAAGAAACAAATTCTAGAGGCTTATCTATTATAAGGTAAATATAAAATTTAATCTATAACTATTTTTCAACCATTTCGTAAGATTCCTCTCCAAGCGTTGCTCTTTCATCATTATATAATAATTCACCAGAGGATTCAGTCTCTTCAGCCAGTTTATTAAAGCCGCCGCTAACTGACACAGTAAGGGAGGAGATAGTAGAAGAGGAAGATTGGCTTGAGCTTTCCGCAGGTTTAGAAGCATAAGGAGCAGGGGTTTCTGAATATACTTCATCGTATGAGGCATCTCCTTCTTCGTCATCCACCTGTGTTATAGTGGATAATGTTGATGTCTCTTTTAAAGCTAACTCTTTCTCCTTTTTAGCTGTTTGAGCTTCAAGTTTTAGAGCCTGGATTTGGTGCTCCAGTTCTCCTACCGTTTCCTCTTTTTTCGCCGCGAACTCCTCAAACTTAGAACGAGAAGTGGCAAGTTCACCACGTAATTCATTTATTATAATATCTTTTTCAGCGATAACAGCCTCTGAATCAGTACGAGCCGCGGCAAGTTGAGCGGTAAGATTAGTATTCGTTTGTTTCAATAACGCTTGTTCTCTTTCCAAATCAGAAATCTTTATCTTTAATGTACCTTCAATTCTTGTAAATTCCATCCGAAGCGCGGCCATCTCGGTTCTTAAACTTTCATATAACTGTCTTGAAACAACATCTTGTGGGGGAGGAGTGGGTGCCTCAGCCCTTGGAGATAGCGGCGAAAAGGGTGAGGAGAGAGGTATAGGCGCCGCAGGGGATGTAGATGGCGGCGGTGTCGCTGTGGAAAAAGAAGGAGTAGAGGGTGATTTAACCGCGGGGGAAAACTTATTTTTATAATATAGCGCTTTACTTATATGGTCGTCTAGGTGCTTGCTCATAGCTTTACCTGCTGATTTTCTATTTATAATTCATTATATCATTAAAAGTACTTGACAAAAAGAGATAAATATATTACACTGCTGGAGTGCGTTTTTCATCTCACAATACTATATCTTGCTGTTTGGCCAGAATATTTTCTGGCCATTCTTGTTTATAAGACAAGAAAGGAGGAATAAACATTGGCTCGCAATAATGAATATTTAAAATCTATCGATAAACATATTGGCGGCAAGATACAATTTTTAAGACTTGCTAAAGGATTCTCACGTGAACAACTTGGCAATCAGATAGGAGTTACTCATCAACAGTTGCAAAAATATGAGAAGGGTATTAACAGAATTTCTATAGGAAGGATGCTCTTGATCGCGAAAGCTCTCGGGAAGGAGCTGCCTTATTTTTATGAAGATCTAGAAATAGAAGCTAAACAAGTCGTGCCTACCCAGCACCAACGCATGTGTATCGAGGTTTCTCGCAATTTCATGAAAATACAAAATATGGAACACCAAAACGCTGTAAATACACTTATTAAATCTTTAATCAAAACTCAGGCGGCTTAAAAAAATAATTTTAAGGCTTTACAAGCTAAATTTTTTCGTTTATAAAAAAAAGGCTTATTACATTTTTACCTTAATAAAGCTTCAAAAGTTGTAGGTTTTCATAGTTTTTCCCTACAACTTTATCTTATGGGGCTCCTTCCTTTTATAAAAAAGAGGAGGAGCCCCACTATTTTTCTCATAACTAATTATCAACACCCTTGACAAAGAATTTTTCTCTGTTATCATTATAAAACCTTTATTTTTATTGATTTAGATATCTTTTTAGATAGCTTGTAGTTCTCAACTTTCTACATGCTGTCTAAATCTAAATATATTTTTATCTTTTCTTACCTTATTTTTTTAAAAGCTAAAAAGTCTTAACTAGTTGAGAATAAAAATTGATGCCATAATGTGTTTTATGGAAAATGGGGCAAATCTTAGCTCTTGCAATAGTTAACAGTTAATCTTTATGTTAATCTCCTATTTCTTTACAAAAATATTAACTGCTTTAGAGACCTTTTTAGCCCTGATTATGGTTAACTATTAATTTACCTTGATCCCTATATATTCCCTACTATCAATCTGAAAATCTTTAGCCCCAAAACTTAACAGTAATTCTCTCATTTTTTCGTCTAACTCTCTCCATTTTGTAAAGTCATCCCTATATCTTGTAAGCTTAGGTTTTGTACATCGTTTTAAGGGGCGATTACTGAATTTAATATATGCAGAATATAAACTATAAGACCTTATCCTTTGAGTCATGGTATCATCAAGAATTCCAGTAAATCTATCTCTCTTTTTATCCCACTTCCTCTCTGAACGAACCAACACATTAGGGTCAGCACCACTCTCATATAAGATTTTAGCAATACTAAAATTTAGGTTTCTTGCAGCTTCATACAAAGGAGAACAATAGCCATTTTCAGGTAGTTCTAAAGGGTTCACAATTACATTTTTTGATAATAAGTATTGTATTATTTTATAGTAACCTTTTTTGGCTGCTATTGATAAAGGACAAACCATATTAACCGATTCTACTTCGCCCCAATATCTTTTTGTTTCTTCTGCGTCATAAGGATAATAAGGATAATAAATATTATTAATATCAGCCCCGTTATTAACAAATATCTCAACTATTGTATTATAACCATGCTTGATTGCTAATAATAATGGATCTTCATTGCAAGAGTATTTATACTCAATTTTAGGATTAATTATTTCTGATCTAATCATTTCATTAGGATAGCCATTAGCGTTAATTATACTAATAATACTTTTTGATTTATCTCCTTGGGGTGAACTAATAACATCACATAGGGTTTTACGTATATTTGGAATTGACATATATCATTCTCTAAATTAAAATATTATTTGTGGTATCGATTATCCTGGGTAAGTCGTCAAACTTAGGTTTGAAGAAATTTAGTTCGAGTCTAAATTGCTACACCATTTTCCCTTTTTCTCCATTAATTTTCACTTCTTTACAAAAATATTAACTGTCCTGAGGGCTTTTTTAGCACTTATTTAAGATGCCTGCTTATGATTCTTCATAAAAATTTCTTCCGCTTAAAAATATGTTTATTCTAATTTTTTATCACATCTTCTAAATTATTCATCATTTTCCATTCATCGAGATAGTCCCTAATTCTTAACATCCTTGAGTTAAAACAACAATATTTCACCTCATTATACAATTTATAAAAGTCTGGTTCCTGGATCGCTATTTTTTCCAAAATAGCAATATCACTATCCGAAAGTATCTTGCAATCTTTTTCCTTGAAATTTAAATTAGGGAATAATTTTGAAGTAGGGCTTAACATTTTTACCCCCTTTTTTTCAATACAGTTATTACATGCATAAGCCTTTTGTATTGGGCCAAATTCTTTATTTTCTTCCTCACTCATCTTTCCTCTCTATATTCCTAACACTTTCAACCTTAGCTCTTTAGTTTCAGGACCTTCTTCTTCAAGAATTATATTAGCTTTTTTCCAATATATTTTTCTTTCCTTATCAAGTTTTTCCATTTTCTTCATTAGGTCGTCTGATCTTCCTAGACGAGGTGGATCTAAGCCATACATAACATATAAATAGGCTTCCAATTGATCGCTACGATTAGCTAATGCTACCTGGAATAACCTATAAAAACGATCCTTAAGAATTTCAAGCTCTTCTATTATCCCTACACCACGAATTCTTAGTTTGTCCTTTGATTCACTCATGCTCTCCCTCCTTTATCTCTTCTTCTAACCTTCCAACTTTTATTCGAACATTTTATACGTGGACACATAGGGGAACATATATGATCTCCAGACCACTCCATAGGCCACTCCATTCTTCTTTCAGCCTCTTTATCTATTTTTTCCCACTCTTTATCTATTTCTTCCCAATCTTTGTCGCTAAAGAAATTGTTTGGGTATTTATCTCTAGGAGTAAAAATATAATCTTTAAAAGTATCCCTAAAAGTCAGTGGTTTTATCAATATAAGCCAAAAGGAAATAGTCCCTGCCTGACCAAAAGTAAGCTCAAAATTACACATTATCAATGTTGTACTAAACCCAAATAATATAAGATCAAGACCCATCGAATAATTTAATGTTGTAGAAGCTTTTTTAATAATTATAAAACCTATTAGGATCCATCCAATACAAATGGAATACCCCCAAAAATCAGGATGACGCAAAAAAAACTCTGAAACTTCTTTTAACGTATCAAACATAGTTTTCTCCTATTCATTTTTATTATTTAGCCTTGAATTAATATCTTTAATTAAATTTGTAAGTTGCTCAACTTGGGTACGTAATGCATTATGCCTTTCACATTCGGCCTTCATTGCCACTGCTAAATCCTCAACCGATTTAGTTAACCGATAAAGATTCAATTGTATAAATAATAATATAACTGAGCCTAAAAACAGAGGGATATATAAAATAACCTCTAAATTTTGAGAAACAAACTCTTCTAATATATTTAACATAACTAACTCCCTTTTTCTTTTTTTAATTATTTTCTATAATAGGCATTTTAGATAGATTGCTTTTTGTATGATCATATAAAGGACGATCATGTGGTCGATATTTAGCTTCCCCGTTTAAAGCATCTTGAATACGTGATGCTCCAATTTCAGCATAATTTTTGTCGATTTCACATCCTATAAATCGACGCTTATGTATTGCAGCCGCAACTCCAGCCGAAGCAACTCCAGCAAAAGGATCAAAGATTAAGTCACCTTTATTTGTTGTGGCCAATATAAGACGCTCTATCAACCCTACCGGAAATTGGCAAGGATGAATAGTCTTTTCAGGATGGTTGCTTTTTACATTTGGTATATTCCAAACATCCTCCGGATTTTTTCCTAAAGGATTGCTAGAATATTGCCCGGTTTTAGGACCTTTAAAATGTTTTTTACCAGGATATTTTGAAGGTATACGAACATCATCTAAATTAAAAACGTAATCATCAGTTTTGGTATACCAAAGAATTGTTTCATATCTTCCTGAAAACCTATGCTTATTATGTAGACCATGTCCAAAATACCAAATGATACGATTACGCATCTTTAACTTATATTCTCTAAAAATGGGCGCAAACTCTATATCAAGGGGAATTATCTCGCCGTTATCTACAAAATTCCCAACTTGCCAGCATATACTACCGGTGTCTTTTAAGCGTGGTACAAGTTCGTTAATAATTCTTTTTTGCCACTGTAGGTAGTTTTTAAGGCTGGATTTTTTCTCATATATTTTCCCAATATTGTAAGGTGGTGAAGTTACTATCAGATCAAACACAGGTGTTAGAGGAAGGGATTGTAGAAACTCCTCTACATCCAGGCAATAAAGAGCATGGTCAATTTCATCTAACTTTTTTATATTATCAAAAGACAAATTTTTAGATGAAAGTATTTTGAACTCTTCTGGAGCCTCTTTTTTACTCATATTTCACTTCTTCTTTACCATGCGCTCAACAAGCATCAAATAACTCAATGAAGCCCATAAAAGAGCCCCAAGCTGCATCCAGCCTAAGCTAAACGTTTCCCTCAAAAATAACAATGCTACTATAAAATAGAACAAATTATTTAAGAATTTGTTAGCAAAAAGGCTGTTTGTTTTTTTAATTAATTTGTTCATCTATTATCTCGCAATGTAGTCTAATGTTAGTATCATGCCTTATTATTATACAATCTTGTTGCTCGTCAGTTTCAAAGATTATTTTTATTGATTTAGTACCATATTGCATACGAAAGTTTGCTATCGCTTTCCAAATATCATGCATAAGAGGATCATTATTATATTTACTCCATTCGTATATCTCTTTTTGTACAATTTTTAAAATCTCAGGTGGATAATCCAACATTCTAGTATCCATTTCTATAGATTTCTTTCTTCGTTTATCTTGTAATCTAGACACCTTCTTCTCCTTAATTTTTTTAATTTATTTCCTCTATTTTGGTCAGAGTAGAAGGATTTGAACCTTCGACCCCTTGGCTCCAAACCAAGTGCGCTACCAAGCTGCGCTATACTCTGATATATGTTATTAACCTTTCCAATTTATAAACGGTTTTAGGTGTTTTATTACCTCTACACTTTCCTTTTGTAGCTCCATAACACCAATTATATCCTTATAAGCGTCAGGGCTTTCATCTAGAGTTTTTTCTCCGCGTTCCCAAGCCCTTTTACTATTACCATTTTCAATATCCATTACTTTATCTTTCTCTTCTAACATCTCAACTTTCTTCTCTAACTCCTCGATTCTTTGTTCTAAAAGTGCGAAATGTAATGGTGTCAACATTTCATAATTTATTCTTCTTCTTTTCTCGTTCATTCTATCGCTCCGTGTTGTTTTAGTAGTTCGATTAATTCGTTTAGTTCTTTATTATTGAGTCTTTTTTGAACCTCTAAAAGTAAACTTAAAGGTCTAAATGGTCGAATATCTTCATATAAATTATTCACATGATTGACGTTTACATGCGCCCCAAGGACTAATTTTGCCATTTCATAAAGTTTTCGTGTCTTATCCCCTTTAGTATATTGTGGAAGTTTCATGCCAACAGGAAAGGGAAAGGGTAAAAATTCTGTTAAAGGAAGAAAGCAGATTAATCCTATAGAATTACAGCCGGCAAAAAGAGCTTCAACGTTTGCTCCTCTTTCTAAGAGAATTTTAACTATAGGAGGCTTATATAAAAGGATTGCTGTTATAAGAGGAGTAGGAATACAATTACTTTCGCCTCCAAAATCTGTATCCCGCGCATTAACATTAACCCCAATATCTAGTAGGTTTATTATTGCCGTTTTATTACCTTCCTCTATCGCCTCAAAGAGGGCTCTTTCATCCTGTGTCATTCTTTTGACTCCTAAGTATTCTTTTTCATATACTCGTTCAAAGCCTTTGTTGCAAGCTCCGTAATAGTTATTCCTTTCTCCGCGGCAAAAAGTCTTATTCCCTTTTTAAGGCTTTTTTTCATTCTTATATTCATCAAAATAGTCGGGTCGTCATCCTCTAGCTGCTTCATAAGTTTAGATTGCACCTTAGACGGTCTAGTTGCGGTCATTGTCATGTTTATTCTCCATTCTTAAATATTCTTCATAAAACTTGACTTTTTCTATTTCTTCTCTTCTTTCTAGAATCCGATATATTTGTTCTATTCTAAAAAGGAGTGGTATTAACAGCGACATGAACAATCCAATACCATAAGCAAATAAACTTTGAGGGGTTTTTATATCCAAAAATATCATTATGGATATAGCTATTAAGGGACATAACCACATCATCAACTTATCTAAATGTTTATAAAGAATTATCTTATTGAAAATATCTTTCATTTCATTTCCCTCATTTTATTTCTTATTGTTCTTTGTCTTTGAAATTCTGGTTCAGATTCTCCATACGCTCTCGTTTCATTCCATTAAAACAGCATATAAAACCATGAACAAAAGTGATAATTCCCACAAAAACACCTGAGAAATAACTGTTTAAGATAATACAAATAGTGAACACAAGGATAGTCCCGAAACCAATTCTAACTCTCATTTCATTATCTCCCTTATTTCATTTACTATATCGGTTATTTCTTGCTTTGCTTTTGCATCTCGCGTATCAAAAACAGTTTGCCCTTGCTTTACAGAGTTCACATAAGCTACTAAGTGAGTAGTTGCGTTTTCCAGTCTCGGTAAATCAAATTCTTTTAAAGCTTCCAATGTTTCATTACTAATAACTGTTTTAACTATTCTTCTGCTAATGCAGAAATAAGCTTTTGGCTTGCCTTCAGTTAATTGTTGTCGGTACTTTATTAACTCAACTAATTCACTTGTAGCCCAAACGTCATAAGGAGAAGGCGTAACTGGAATAATTATGAGATCGGAACATTTAATAGCTGATATAGCCATATCCTGTAGGCTTGGCGATCCATCAATAATTATCCAATCAAAGTTATCCGCTATTTTCTGTATATCCTTATCAAGAGTAGGTCTATCTATTCCTACTACAGCCATTTCATTATTACTGGCAGCATGCCAATCTCTAGCGGATCCTTGCTTATCAGTATCCACCAGCAGCACCTTTTCGCCGTCCCTATATAGCTTCGTAGCTATGTTCGTAGCTAATGTAGTCTTACCTACACCGCCTTTCTGGTTAAGGATAGAGATTATTTTCATGGCAATTCATCTCCCGCTTCCAACAAAAGCCTTATAGCTTTTAGCAAACTATTGTCTTCGTCATTACCACAAATAAGGTTTAAAGCAGTATACCCTTTATTGTTGCGTATCTTAGCATCCGCTCCAGCTTTTAGCAATAATTGTACTATTTCAAGTTCAATTGGGCCAAAATAATAACAATCCCCACAAAAGTATCCCTGAGTAACATGGTGTAAGAAAGCATTACCTTTCTCATCTTGAGCGTTAATATCTACCCCCCTATTTATGAGATCTTTTATTTTATCTAGATCATAAGTTTTAATTGCTTCAAGTAAATCTCTCTGATTTTCTGTCATTCTTTTCCATATTTTTATAAACATTTTTATATAATTTAGTTCTTAGTTCATCATTGTAATAGCTAAAAATATATGAGCCTATTTTTTGATTCCATTCAAGATATAGATCACGTTGACACATAATATATAATTCAGCCATTTCGACTTTTTTCTCTAACTCCTCGATTCTTTGTTTTAAAAGGGTTATTTCATCATCCAACATATTATTTTCCTTTTTTTCTGTTATAAAGCTATCCTACAATAAAGCTATAAAGCTGTCAAGCTTTATTTATTGTTTTATTTCAAACATTCTTTATATACAACATATTTTATATAAAACAAGCTTTCTTGTTTGACAAGTGGTTGAAAGCTTGCTAATTCTGTTGTAAAATAAAGGCTTTGGGAAGTGTTATATGAGAGAAATATGTCATTATTTTATCTGTACTAAATGCAAGAAATACGGTGGACTTTTAGAAAAAGCCACTAATTTTGTAGACATAATTAGGTCAAAAGCGTTCTTATTAGCACATCATGATTGCTGGAAAAATCCCAGTGATTTGATTGACCTTTACAAGCGTAATTGCTGTATCGTGAGACAAGACTTAGTCCCTGAGGATTATACTAGTGACGAAGCTGAATGTTTTGAATTAGCGGAACTATTTATCTTTAGGAACCAGATAGATGAGGATATAGAGAACTATTCAGAAAAAATTGAATTATATAAGAAATCTAATTAATATTTATATGTGGAGTAAGTAAACGTCCGCTTCATGCGGTGTGTCTTCGCTAGTATACAGACTTAGACCTAGCTTACTCCATGGAGGGGGACAATTTGTCCCTACCCTTTTTATAGGGACGTAGCTCAGGTGGATAGAGTTTGCTTCACGAAAGCAAGGGTCAGGGGTTCGAGTCCTCTCGTCCCTTCCAAATTACCAATTAACTTGCCTAATTCGTAACAAAAATTCATTTACTGCCTCAAAGTCGGTCTTTTTATCTTTATTATTTTCATATGCCTTCTTTACTTTGTCCTTTAGCCTCTCAGCTTCATTGATAATTTCTCCTTTAGTGTATAGACCTGCTTTAATTTCTTTAAGCATATTTCTAGTTTTCTCTGATTCTATGAATACCGTCATAGTTCCCTTGGTTAAAAGCTCTTCAGCTAACATCAATACCCTTAAATAAGCAACAGCGTACTTCCACGGCCTGTCATCTTTGTTATCCATAAACTTTTTCTGTTGATTATGGGAATAACCGCAAAATGCTTTGTAGACGTCTACAGAATTCCATAAGTAAGGGAATAACGCTCTTAAGGTTAACCCTTCTTCTGTTGATTCTTCAATAGGAGAAACTAGACACTCTAAAATAGAGGGGTTTGATTTACATGCAAGATGTAGGAAATGCCCTAACTCATAACTTGTAGTGTCCTCTTTATCTTCTATCCATTGAATATTTGAAGATTTATAGTTTAAAGAAAGAATTTTACTGGTTGGTTCCAAAAAAACACCACGCCAATCATAATCACTATCTTCTTTATGCAAGCCGTGTGCTCTGCTGCCTACTAAAGTTTTTAATATAAGTTTAGTCATAAGAATTAAATATGGAAGCGGGGAAAGGATTTGAACCTTCGACCTTCAGCTTATGAGGCTGACGAGCTACCAAGCTGCTCCACCCCGCAATAATGTATTATATTACCAGAACCACTCGTCAAAGTCTTCTTCTTCGTTCATAAAGACCTATTTAATTAGTTGTATTTAATAAGTATATCATATATTATTCTTAATGGAAGGATGGCCGAGTGATAATGGCAATTAGTTATAACTAATTACACGATGTCTTGACATGTGTTGGGAGGTTAGATTCCTTCTCCTTCCCTTATAAGTATTTCTTTGTATACATATCTGGGATTATATTTATAAAAATATTCTCAATCCTAGAAACAAATTCAGCAAATATTTCGTTAGGTTTAAATTCATTGTAAGCGGTTAGATAATGGTTGTTACTGAATTTTGGCGGCCCATAAAATTTAATATTATTTTTCTTATAAAATTCTTCCATAAAAAAGATTCTGATTTGCTTTCTAATTTCTTTCATTAAAAATTTTTTCTGCAGCTTATCATAGCCTTTGTGTATATCCACTTCATCCCCTATTTCTTTAAACTCAAACTTAAGATTTGAATCACATAATATATAACTCGCCCTGGATTTATTAGATAACAATTCTAATCCTTTACGTTTCCTAAAACTATTACGTTGATTAAAATAATTATCGGCTAGCCTGCGCCCCACTTTATCAATATGGTGGTTAATTTTATTTATCAATTTTCTATATTGATACCGCTCATATTTTAGCATCTTAATTAAAGTTTCTGTTTTTTCTTTAAATTCATAGTATAAATTTACGGCTGGAATTGAACCTTTTGTACGGTAAGCTACATAATCATCAATAGTAAATATCTCACCATTTTCAATATTCGTTATAGACATAATTTCATAGTATGTTTCTTTCATTAAAGTAACTACTTCAATCATTAAATAATCCTCCCGAAAAATCCCTATATTTAAGCACTTTGTATTGTTTTGAAAGACTTTAGAAATATCTTTAGCTAACTTAAATTTTTTGTCCATAATTAAAGTTCGTATTTTAGCCTCTTGTCTAAGTGCTAATTTTTCTTCGTCATTCATAAATTCCTCGTTTTATCATTCTCACATATAAACACATATTTCTGTAAATAAAGCTTGTTTTATTGTTTTATTGCTGTCTTTCTTTGTCTAAAAAATATTTTCTATGCTCAATATATAAATTATCGCAAGTTAGGAGATAATTTATATATCTTGCCACGTCTTCAACCTATATATTCATTACTATAATGCTGTAATTTCTTTACGTTCTTTATGGTTTCAACTAAATCCCTTTCATTCAGTCCTTGTTGCACAAGGCGTCTGATTAATCTCGCAATAGTTCTATCTTTTTTTATCCTAATTACCTTATCACCTAATTGTGATATTTCTTCCTCTTTAATAATAGGGGTTGTAACAGTATGTCTTACTATTTTTATGCTCATATTTGCGCTCTAATATTATTAATTAATTTATGAGCGTTTTCATCAATCACAATTTCCCAGGTGTAAATATCCTTCTTGTGGAGGGCTATATTTTTCTTCAGTGTTCCTCATGAACCAAGTATCTAAAGGAAAATAAACTAAAACAGGCCACCATCCTTCCATAACCTCTTCCGCTCTTTCATAATCAAAAGCAAATTTGATATGTTGTCGATTCCAGTTATTAACATTGTTCTCTAAAAAAATATCTATTTCTTTCCCATATTCTTTTGCGTATTCTTGCCATTTTTCAGGTGATTCAAATGTAATCCATATATCACTTACGCAAGGATCGGGATTATCTTCTTCTAACCATTTACCTATACTAGGTAAACAACATCCTATTTCACAATCGTTGAATTCTTCTACTTTTTTTTCAAATAAACACATATTTATTTGCCATGGTAATAAGTCTATTACATATCCTTCCACATAAGGGTGTGCACAGATACCTCCGCCGGCCTGTACAGAATAAAACAACCCTGTAGGAGCACAAACTAAAACTTTTGCCATAGTTCTATGATCAAAATCTGATTCTATAAAGTATTTTTCTTCCTTAATTTCCGCTTCTTTTGTCACTATCTGTCTCCTTCTTCTTTTCCTCTATAACCTTTTCCAGTTCCTTAAGTAATTCTATATTTTGTTCCCTTGTTCTAATTACATGATCATCATTAGCTGATATATCAGCCATAATGTTAGCCTTAAGGTTAGCCAAGCTCGCTATTTGAGTTGCTTCCTGAATAGTTAAATTTCCCTTTTCTATTCCCTCTAAAAGAGAGTCTATTATTTCCAAAGGAGATTTATCTTTACTTAAACTTATTTTACCTTTTAGATAATTCTTGTTTTCAGACCATTTTTCCCTTGTCTTAAGCCAGAATATAGTAGCGGTTGTATCTCCTTCCTCTATCTTCTGCAGGAGAGATTTCACTACTTTCTTTGTAACTTCATCCCTACCCTTTTTATAACTACGCAATACTGCAGGCTGTCTTTCCCTAATTCTGGCAAATGTATCATGGCTTATATTGAAATGATCCGCTATTTGCTCGCAAGTCCAATAAGCCGCTAATTCCTCGATTTCATTAATTTGCTTTGTGCTTAGCGTTATCAAAGGTCTTCCTCCTTTATTTTTTAATTTTTGAGGATTTAATCCCTTTTCTTTCTTATTTTCTTTCATTATAAACCAGTTAATAATTATTTTGTAATAATACTTGGTAATACACTACAAATAAAGTAGACGTTATAGCTAAAGAATAAATAGAGGCAGCGTAAAAGAACCCTCTTACCTTTTCACTAAATGGACTTTTAGTTCCTAGTAATATTAGTAATATATTGATAGTCACTGAAAGGATGAGAAGATAGCCGATAGTCATTTAATGAAACTTTTTTACAGGTTTATGCCTTAATATTTTATCTTTATGATTTTTTTTATAACTTTTAGCTATTAATTCTGTTATATTCATAATATTCTCTACATTTTGATCCGAACTCCTTCCATAAGTACCAATTTCTGGGTCATAATCTTCAAGATTACTAAACCAACAAAATCCTATAAGATCATGTTTTTCAAATAATTCGTCTAACTCTTTTTTAATTATTACTTTTTTTTCTTTTTCCACTTCAATAATTTCAGCTCCATATTTTCCATACGTTTTCTAGCTTGTTTCGCTTTATCTTCAAAAATTTCAGCAAAGAATTCCAACCATTCTATATTATCCTGAATGTCTTGACTTTCTGGACATCTAGTAAAAATAAAAACCTCGTCGTCACCTAAAAACCAAAAGTTACCAAAAAGATTATGTTTTTCAAACATATCCTGGCATTCTTTATACATCTTCTTTAGTAAGTCACTATCGTATCTTTTCTTTTTTTTCATTATTCATACCTCATGTTTGTTATCTTCATTTTTTACTAATTGTAATTTGCTTCTCCTAATATTTCTAAACATCTAATTAAACCTATCGTTTGATTCCGTTGCTTTCTTCCAAGAGTATTTGCCTTCTTTAAAACCTTTTATTACTCTTTTTGTCATCATAATAATTTTATCTAATCGTTCACCATAAGCATGCGTAGAAGAATCAAATATCGGCTCACCTGCTTCAAGCTTCATAAACCAATAAAGTCCTTCAAGATCATATTTTATATAAATCTCGTCTAATTCTTTTTTAATTTGGTCTTTTAATGTTCTCATATTATACCTCCTTATAATAAATCGTATCTCCAATCTCAACGGTCACCTCAGTTATTCCCTCATCTTCATCATATTCAGAAACACAAATATCTAATGTCGTAATAATCTCAGGATTAGCGTCATCATATAGGCATCTTAACTCATCAAACTCCTCTCTTCTTAGTCTTAAATTCACCTTAACTTTATATTCAGGATCATTAACAATCATACTTCTCATCTCTTATTCACCTGAAAGGTGGGTTTTTCAACCGTGGGTTGAAACTCCCGCTCCTTTTTCATTCATTATCATAATACTTGGGACGTATGATGGATTGTTGCACTGAATAACAATAGTTAAGTCCATTTTCTGGGCCAGATGTTCTAAAACATTCTCAAGGTTGCTCTTTATCCAATCAAATCTAAATGTATTATCCACAGTGAAAATTATTTTATTTTTAAGTAAATCTTCTTCCTTTTTTCCTCCGTTTTCGCCAAACCAGTTTTTTACTACACCAGAACCTATAGCGTCAGTTAATTCCCCAAGAAATCCTTCCCAAAGTTTATTTCCTCTTTCTTTACTTATCTCCATGGCTTTTTTCTCCTGTTTTTTATCTATAATTCTCGTTTCCTCACGTAAGTTCCTTCTTGGAACATTTGGTTGATTAGTTGTTATTGTCTTTGAGTTCGATTTTATTCCTACTTTTTCAAATATGGATATCACAGGTAGCTTGCTTCCATGGTGGATTTCGGTAATTTCACAAGGATTTCGCCTTTCAAGGTAAGAGCTCCTTTTTTCACGTTTTCTATCTTCCTCAAGCAATCTTTGCGCATTTTCAGAGAGGTTTTTTGTGATAGTAAAGTTCGAGTTATTAACTTTTTCCGGATCTCTTTTTTCTTTGCTAATAAACTTGGCGAATAACCTTATGAATGATTGCTTATGAGGAAAGGTAAAGTTTGGATATTTCCTTGCCAGGTCTTTTAGGATTTCGTTCATCGCATGACCGTTAAATGGTCTCCCCGTTATGGACTGAATAGTTCCTACGTCTGTTTCCTGAAGGGGATAAAAGTCAATTAACTTCTTTTGGGGAAACTTGATGATATTTTGTTCAAAACCTGGCTTTTTAATTTCTTCAGCTTCCTTCTCTTTGGCTTCTGATTGTGTAGCTATACAGCTTTCTTTAGTATTCTCAAGTTTATCTTTATCTATATATGGAGCGGACATTTTTGTCCGAGGGGTCGGACATTTTTGTCCGAGGGGTCGGACATTTTTATTCTGTTTTTGTTCTAATTCTTTTGTGCTGTCGTATAGTATTCTTTCAAGGTTTTCTGTCCTTTCTACCACTATCTGGTTAAAGACTTTTTTTCCTTCAATCATAAGAACATTATAAAATTCATACTTAAAAACAGGGCTAAGATTTTTAAGTATCCTGCGAATGGTTCTTTGACATCTCAATAGCTTCTCTTCTAACCAAGGAAAGTCAATAATCGTTTGCTTATCATTTCTTGTTAATTGCAATAGCAGGTCAAATATTCTTTGATCTTGAGTATTAAGTAATTTACCATCAGCTCGTTTAATAAATTTGTAGTTTTCTTTAATTAGCTCATAATTAATGACTATTTTTAAAGACGGATTAGTACCTTGATCCGAATTAGCTTTACTCATTACTATTAACCCCCTTAAGCAAGTCACAAAGAATTTGTACCATAGGCACAAAGTAACTTATATTTTTCTCATTGACTCCAGCGCTAATCAGCCTACTAATGCGTTCGTTTATCTGACATATACTGTTCCAACTATTTATATCTATCGGTTTATATCTCTTATCTTCCTGAACGTTATCGCGCCAAAGCGTTAGTGTTTTTCGTTTTTCTGCTTTCATAATATTCCTATATCCAGTTGATATCTTTATTCTGTAAAAGTTTGATTAAAACCTTACCAGGAGGCACTAACTTAATAGCCAAACAATTGCCATATTTACGTTTAGTTCTAACATCCGTAACAATTTTTTTTTTATTAGCCCACTTTTCCTTAATGCGGTTAAAGTCCTGCTTACATTACTTTGTTTCATTTTCAGAAGCTGCTGTAATTCTTCTAATCTAATTATAAAATAGTCAAAATGATTAATATATGTAAACAAGTCCATATAACACAATCTATGTATTTTACTAAGCGCCCTATAGGTTTCCAGCTTCTGTAAAGTTCTATAAAATTCACTGTTAATAGCCATAATTAATCTCCTGTTAATTAAAAGATAACAGTATAATTTAGCTATATTTAACAGTTTCTATCACCTCTATTTTTTTATTTAATAAAAAAGTAAGATGAGTAAATAAAAGCATACCCAAATTTGGTAAAACTTTTTCTTGACATCACTTCATGTCTCTTTTATATTAAAAATACATAAAGGCGTTTTAATAAAAAAAGGCATAAAAAAAGGTTGCAAAAACTTTCAAGGTTGCGAAACTAAGGTTACGAAACTAAGGTTGCGAAACTACGAAACCTTTCAAGGTTGCGAAAACTTTTGCGGTTAAATTTATGCTAAACGTTTTGCTTTCCGTTTATTTTTTTAAAACTCTTTATTTAAAACTAAATTAAAAATTAAATTTAGTTCTTGTAGGTCGGAGTCCGATGGGGCTCCGACCATTTCATCATATTACCTCCAATAAAGTATAGCAAGCATTATTGTTAAGATTATTGTAATAATAACGCCGATTTTTTCTAAAAGCGAAATCCGGTTTTTTAATTCTGACAACCCGTTTTTACTAAAAAACCTTTTTACCTCGTTCAATGGGAAATCTGCGAACTTAATAAGCTCACCTTTGCCATTGATTCGCATTATGGTTTTATCATCTAAATCTAAATCTTTTAAGTTATTTATTTCTTCTTCAGTCATTAAATATATCATCTCTGGCTCTTCCTGCTTGGTAAGTACATCCAGCTTTTTTTCCTTGTGGGAAACTGTCCTGTTCTTCTTCTTTCTTTGCTTCCTCTTTGAAGCTATTCTTGGGTTTTTATTCTGATTTGTCATATGCCTTTTCATTTTCTTTATAATATTTTCTTAAACCTTTAACATCTAGTTCCTTAAGTATTTGAGGATATATGAGATTTCGAGGAGACATAGAATATGTTTTTGTCCCTTTGATCAACATTGTAGCTTGAATTTGTAGAAATAATTCTGTTACTTCTTTGTTATCTTCATTATCATGTAATATATCATAAATTGTTTTAAAGTCGTTTTTCTGTATTGCTTCAAATAAAGCTTTACCTTTAGGAGTTTTTAATTCTATTGCGAACCCTGGCATAAGTTCAACTACATAATCAATATTCATATTTTTGCTAGAATTTTATTTTGGTTTGTCATAATATGCTTTTATTTTACCTTTCTTAATTGAACTAATAATTTCTTCCATTGTTGCGAGAGCATTTTCTTGTGTTATACCTAACGTGAACACTGAAGGGATGAGCTGATGATTTGGATAAATAAGTATAGCTCCTTTATCAAAATTTTGCAAGACAGACACTATGGAATCTATAAATATCTCATCTGTTTCATTTGGATAAGTAGCTTTGTTCTCAGCTTTCCCTCTGTCTCTTTTAAGCTCCACAAAAGGAGTCATTTTTTCTTTTTTATCCATACTTTACTGAAACTTGCTATCAATATATTTTGTTATATCTGAAAAACTTACTGCCATATTTTTATACACTGAGTCGAGTACAAGCAATAAAACTTTTGTTTGTTTTTCAGAAAAACCAGCCTCACACATCATATTCTTTAAAGCCTCTTGAGCTTTTTTTATGTCTTTTTCAATTCGTTGAAAATCTTTCTCAGACATTTTAAGTCTTTCATTCTTTATTTCTTCTATACTCTTTCTAGTAAAGGTTTTATCTTTATCACTCATATTCCCTATCCTAAATTCCTAAATTAGATTTCCATAATCATATTGAAGATTTTCCATTTCAAGGTCTGTATTATCAACTCCCATCACTTTTGCTCCATCTCCTTTATTTGCTTTGCGAGTCTCTTGCACTCTCCTTTGACATATTCCATGTCTCTATAAATCTCGTCTTTAAAAACATATCGAAGTTTAGACGAACCTGGGAGTATATCTTCATAACCGTTATATGGACTTATATCACCGGCATGGGCACAGTCAAACCCTATTACGTATTCCCCTATAGCATGATATTTTCCGGCAAATGTAATATCACCATGAACTTCTAAATCATCTATAGGATATTTCCAATAATCCCAACTATCTCTTGATTCATACAAAGGATGATTTTCTGGAATTATAACGTAACCACATAAATGGCCTCTCTCATGACGGCAAATATAACATTCTAAGCCAGTATCCTCATCAGTAAATCTCAATTCGTTAGGTTCTCTCTCCCAAATAGGATCTATCTCGCTTAATTGAATTAGCTTGCCCTTATCAATAAGTTCTTTCTTAAAATCTGTTTTTGATTCTAAAAATTTTTTTATAAACTCCTTTTCTTTTATAAGATCCATCATACTTTATCCATCAGCTCTTTGACAAGATTTCTTATTTCTTTGATTTCATTTAATATAATCCTTAAATCATGACCGTTAACTGGTCGATAAAACTCTTCCATATCTTTTTCCGCGTTTCTTATCTTCTCCTCAAGAGGCAATTCTCTCTCCTCGACCACTTGATCTTTATCTTTGGTCATGCTATCTCCTTTATTATTCGTTTGCTTTTGTTATATTTTACCTATCTATGGAAAAAAGTATTTCTCTAATAGAGGAAGATATACACCCCCCATTAAGAACCATAAGAGTGTTCTGTTAAAACCTAAATCTTTTTTTATGCCGAGAATTTCACCTTTGACTTCCGCTAAGTCTCCTGTTTTAAGCTCCAATATAGTAACTTTAAGATCATCTTTGGTAGCAAGATCAGATTGCTTCTTATGCTCATCAATAGCTGTAACTATTTCTTCCGCTAGTTTTTCACTTGTACCCGCGGCGATAAATCTTTTTACCCATATATGCGTATTCAAAGCTTGCATAATATATCTCTTTTTTTCCTTTATTTAAGCTATGTTGCGTTCTTTATATTTATCGACGTAATTATAGAGTACAGCCTGTATAATTTTTTGATAAGGTATATGATGCACGTTAGCCTGTTCCTTAAAAAATTTTATATCTCTTTTATTTATACAAATAGTAATTTTTTTTAAAGGATTAAAATCTGAAGTATCTAAAGAAACGATCTCATCTACTATCTCTTTTTTTATTGGAATATCACGTAAGTTTTTTATTTTTTTCATAATTATTAATCTTTAAATATTTATCCTTGATATTTATAATCATAAAGGGCTTTTTTAGCTTGTCAATAACTTTTTTTGAAAATTTTTATCCCTATTTTTATGCTTTTTTTATTGTGTTTTTTATGTTATAACAAAATTATACTTAGTCAAGCAAGAATTTTTTATGGAAATAATGGAAAGGATGGAAATAATGGATCGTCACGAATTAGTGGAAGGGCTTATTAAAGGAAAAATAACTAAAGAAGCAGCTGAGCTGTTAGGTACAGCTTTTGTTATCGCTAAAGAAACTAATGATAAAGAACAAAATCAAATCAGAATAGATATAGAAGTTATTAAAAGGACAATGGCAACTAAGGCTGACTTAGCTGAGCTTAGGACTGAGTTGAAAGGCGACATCGCTGAAATTAAAAGAGATATAAAGTGGGGTATGGCATTACTAATCGGAATATCTACTCTTTGTCTAAGTACCCTTGGTATTTTGTTAAAAATTGCATTTACCCACTAGAAAAATTATGGAAAGAATAGATACACACGAAATAGTTAAAGAGTTAATTGAAGGTACTTTACCTCAGAAAGCGGCGGAGACTATAGGTAAGGTACTTCTTAAGGTTAGTAGTCCTAACGGAAGTTACGTCACTAAAGAGCAAATTTCTCATCTTGAACAAGAGCAAGGAGAAATTAAAACGGATATTGTCACCATGAAAAATGATATCTCTACATTAAAACAGGATGTTACTATATTAAAACAAGATGTTACTACATTAAAACAGGATGTTACTATATTAAAACAGGATGTTACTATATTAAAACAGGATGTAGAATTTATAAAAGGCACAATGGCTACTAAAAATGATCTTAAAATAGCAGTTGGTGGTTTAGAAAGAGATATGAAATGGTTGATGGGAATAGGTATAGCAATCATAGGCTTACTTATAAATATAATGATGAAAGGTTAATAATGAAAGATAAAGAATTACTACTAGAAGCTATCACTAATTATGATTTGTATTCTTCTTCTTATAAGAAGGTTCTTATTACTTTAATAACAGTTTCAATAGACAACGTTGCCGCTCTTAGCGTGAAATCAATCCACAAAGCTACTCATATAGCTCAAAATACTATTTATATAATTCTTCGAGCTTTAGAAAACGATGGGATTATAACAAGACGCAGCAAAATAGGGACAAGAAATGCTTATAAAATAAACCAAACAAAATTAGATGAAATCCTCGAAATATATCAGCGAAAACAATTGATATTGAAAAATAATCAATAATTTGCTATAAATCTATTGACTAGTCGAAATTATTATAGTATAATAACCTCATAACTAGCTTATGAGGTTTTTTTATTTCTATGCTTCAGCAAAAACAATTCATCCGTGGTAGCGTGCATCACGCCAAGCTTGGGCAGTATGACCCGACTAAGTTTGATCTCGCTATCAAACATGAGCTCGGTAAGATTCGCCCTGTGGTGATTCTTACTACGCAGAAGGTGCTAGATCTTGTCCCTTCGATTGTTTTTGTCTGTCCTTTGAGTTCCCAGCGTGAATCTACGTTATCGGCTTTACATGAATATCGTTTTGAAATGGAAGCCAGAGACAAGCTTAAGGTTAAAAGCTATGCCGTAGTAGAGCATTGTCGAGCTATCGCGGTAAACCGAATTGTCAAGACGAAGCTAACGCAGGCTACAGAGGAGGAATTAGAAGGCATAATAACCAACTTTAAGCGGTTAATTGACGGATAACAATTTAAATTTAACAGGAGGAATTTATGAATATAGATAATGAAAATAACGGAAAAGAAAGAGCAGGCAGGAAAGAAGTCATTATACATTTCTTTGATAATCTGGAGCAATTGAATGATGCCGTTATGATCCATGCGAATAGACAAAAAAAAATGGCTCACAGGGTAAAAGAATTAACTCCAGAGGAAGAGGAAATGAACGAGGCGATGATAGTTCAAACAAGTACGCAAAAAGAAATGATTCGTAGGTTAAAACAATTAGTTTTAGAGGAACTAAGAAGACTAGAGATCCTGCGAGAGGTGTTTACTCCTAACAAATAATTTAAAGAATTTAACATATTAATCTATAATTAAAGATACAAGAACTAATTAATTTTTGAGGAAACTAAAATGGACAAAAACTTATTACATAACGAATACGAGGAAGCGGAGGAAAAAGCAAGAATAGAAAATGTCGCTAAAGCGCTCAAGGCCATTTGCGCTAGCCCAAGGATGCAAAGGATACGGGACAAAAACGCACGGGACATTTTAAAAAAAGTGAAGCTTTATCATATAGATTATGATGAGAAAAATATAAATTGGGGTGAGCTAGAATATAAAATCTTCCAATATGAAGAACTAATAGAGGAAGCAAGAGCGCAAGGTGTTTCTTGGGATTTTTCCATATATGATCCGATAGGGCTTGAGCAGGAGGTAGAGAAAGCACATGAAAGAGAGACGAAGTGGAATCGTGAACTAAGAGCGTGGTATTTCGCTTCTGTATTATAACAAAGGCGGATTATGATAACGGAAGAAAGAAAAAAATGGTTGCTTGAGAGGAAGACCTATATAGGAGGGAGTGATATAGCGGCTTGTTGCGGCTTAAGCCCATATAAAACTCCTCTGCGGGTTTATCTTGAAAAGACAAGTCCTGAGATCAAGGAAACTACTAACGAGGCTATGGAAAGAGGACACAGGCTTGAACCAGAGGTCGCTAGAATGTATGAGGAGAACACAGGATTTGAGCTTGAGATCGAGCCAAACGTTATACGTCATCCTGATTATAGCTTTATGGCTGTAAATATAGACAGATGGGCAGATAACAAAAAACATCTGCTGGAAATAAAAACTACTGATTCTATGAGCGGCGCTATAAGACGTAAAGAATGGGGAGAGCAATACACTGACCAAGTGCCTGAAGTATATTTATGTCAGGTAGCATACCAAAGCGCTATAGTTTCAGCGAGCCAGCCTATCAGTCATGTAGATATAGCCCTCCTTATAGGAGAGCGGGAGTTTAGAATATACACCTATAAGCCAGATAAGGAGTTAGAGGATAAACTACTGCAGGTCGCCTTTAACTTCTGGCATAACCATATTTTAAAACAAATTCCGCCAGAGCCTATAGGTCTTGAGGATATTTCCTCGCTTTATAAAGAAGGCAATGGCCAATCAATAGAAGCTGATGGTTTAATAATGGAGAAAGTATCGATTTTAAGAGGCTTAAAGGCTCAGGAAAGAGAGATAACGGAGGCGATCAGGCAAGTTCAGGCCGAAGTACAAAGCTTTATGAAAGAGAATGAGGTTTTGATAGATAATTGTGGTAATACTCTAGCTACATGGAAAACACTTAAGCCAAAAGTGGTCTTTGATATAAACGCTTTACAAGAGGAAAATGGTGAGCTTATGAACCGTTATATAAAGGAGAGCAAGCAATCACGTATGTTTTTAATTAAATAAAAGAGGTAGAGATATGAAGAGTGTAGCTTTAAAGGATAATAATAATATGATCCAGCAATCAGAATGGGAGAGGTTTAATTTAAATCCTCATGTACTACAGGCTATACAGGAATACAGGCTCTCGCCGGAGATATGGTCAGCCTTAAAAAACAGTATATTTCCAGGAGCTCACGACGAAAGTATTTTACTGGCTATAGATTATTGCCGTGCCAAGAAGCTTGATATAATGATGCAACCTGTGCATATAGTTCCAATGCCGGTTAAAGGGGTCTTTAGGGATGTCATAATGCCAGGTATTGGTCTATCCAGGGTGCAAGCTTCACGTAGTGGATGTCATCTGGGGACTAATGAGCCAGAATTCGGCCCGAATATTGAAGATGATCTGGATGGTGTAAAAATTACTTACCCAGAATGGTGCAAAGTTACTGTAAGAGCAATAGTACAAGGGCATATTGCTGAATTCACCGCTAAACAGTTATGGCTAGAAAATTATGCTAAGGTAAAAGACTCCAAAACAAAAGAAGAAACGAGAAAACCGAACGCAATATGGAAGAAAAGGCCATATGCTATGTTAGCTAAATGTACCGAATCCCAAGCCCTTAAGATGGCGTTTCCAGAACTTATAGGACAACAACCTACTGCTGAGGAGATGATGGGCAAAGAGTATGAGGATTTTGATGATGGAATAAAGAATGTAACCCCAAAGGCTCAATCTTTAAGCTCCAGGCTAGACAAAGTATTGGATCTTCAGCCCTCTAAACTTGAGACGAATTCTGATTTACCAGAACCGGAAGCCCCTGAGCAAGAAATAGTGCCGGTTATATGCGAGGAAACAAACAAAAAACTTGCCGAGCTTGTGAGGGCTTATAATATTTCTGATGAAAAAATACATACATGGTGTGTCGCGGCAAATATTAATACTCTAGAGGAGATGGATAAGGAAAGGGCGATAAAATATATAAAGTTAATAAAAGAAAAGTATATAAATAACGAAAATAAATGAGGGACATTATATGGAGTATAAAGTAACAAAAAAAAGATCAAATGAGATAGACAAGCATATAAGCTCAAGGCTTGCGGAAATAAGGAAGAAAAAAGGTGTTACCCGAAAACAGCTGGGAGAATATATTGGTATAACCGTTCAGCAAATACAGAAATATGAAAATGGAAAAAATAGGATATCATCAGGAAATCTTTTGGTACTCGCTAAGGCGCTTGGGGTAGATATCTTAAGCTTTTATGAAGACTATAAAAATGTAGTGGGCTATAAAAAAATCCCAGCTCCCAACGAAGACTTGCACGTGTCAATAACTCAAAACTTCGTTAAGATTAAACATAGAGCTTTTCTAGAAGCGCTAAATGTAATTGTGCAAGGGCTCGTCAACCCAAAAGCCATAAAGAAAGTAGAGTAGACGTTTTATATATAGATCATTTATAATTTCTGCTTTTAAGTTAATCGTTCATAGCAAAAAATTATTTTTTAAATCACAACTAATGGTATCGAAAATTAAAACCATCAGTTATAATGACATAAGGGCAAAAAAGAGGAAATTATATGAAAGCGAAAGATTTTGAGTCATTATTGCGAAAAATTGAGGATAAAACTTTTGTCGGTTCTAAGTTAGTTATAGAAGGGGTAGTATTTTTAGCCTCCACTGAGGAATATGAAAAAGAAAAGCTTACAGATGAACAAGCTATTTTATTAGCCAAGGCTCTTAAAAAAAATCCGGCCATAACTGAAGTTGATTTGAGCTGCAATAATATAGGTAACGAGGGGGCAGCTGCTTTAGCGGAGGTAGAAAGCTTAGAAATATTGCATCTATATGAAAACTTAATAGGTAATTCAGGAGCAAAAGCATTAGCTGGTAGTAAATTAAAAATGCTTAATTTAGCAGATAATCCCATAGGGGTTAGTCTGGGACTTAAAGATTTAAAAAAACAGGTTGCCGAACTTTTTGAAATGGCTCAGGAATTTGTTAAAAATAAAACTATTATAGAACTTCGTCTGGGGGGATACAATGAAATTCCAGGTGATGTAATGTCGTTATTAATAGGAGAAAACTCTACTATTAAAATATTGGAAGTAGGCGGGTTAACCGATAAGGCTTTAGAATTTATCAAAAATAATAAAACCCTTGAGGTATTAAATGTGAAATATGGTAATCAACTCTTTTGTTTAAGTGATAAGGGCGTTGAATATATAATACAAAACAACTCTCTTAAAGAAATTAGTTTATCTTATTCTGAAATCACGGATTTGGGAGCGAAGATGTTAAGCTCACATTCAACCCTAAAAATTCTTTCTTTAGGAGATAGTAATATAACTTTTGAGGGTGCTAAATTTTTCCTTAAGAGTGGTTTAGAGGAGATTGATCTATATAGTATGGGAGGAGGAAAGATGACCCGGAAACAAATAGAAGATTTTCGATATTTATTTACCATTCAAAAAACTAAAAGCGACTTACCTGAGGGATACATACATAAAGAGAAAGTTGAAGCAGAAGCACCAAAACCCACTAAAAAAAGAAAGCTGGAAGAAAAAGCGCAAGAATTATCCCAAGAAAAAGAAATTATAAGCCCTATGGGGGACAGAAGCTCTTTACTAGAAACTTCTTTAACGGGTGATAATCAGGAAGGGGAAGAAACGATTTTGTCTAAGGTAATATTATAATATTAGATAAGATTATATGGCCAAGAGAAAAACCGCACCTGAAAGAGAAGAAGCAGAAAGGATTGACGCTTTTATTGACACTGACGATTACAATCCCGCTTCAACTATTCGGGGAACACCAGGTTATGAATTCAATTATTATGAGATTGACCCTTCAAACATTTTCAAGCCGTTTTTTGACCGCCCTTTGTCAGAGCGGTTTGCAGAGATTAGAAATATTTTTGATCCCGTAAAGCAGAAAACGTATACTAGAGGCCGAAATTTAGACTACTTTAAGGCAAACGCAGGAGCGGCAGGTATTTATTCTCAAAATGGCTTCCCAAAATATGATAACAAAGGTGATCAATTGATAAAGGCTAACCTTTCAATGCCTACGGCCACTCATGATGCGTTTGGTCGATCCACCAAACATGCTTACGGCCATTCTGAAAGAGTAAACATGTTAGATTTATTAAACGATTATATACCTGACAATGTGCAGGGCGAAATTCCAAAACCTGTAGTAAAATATGGCCCGTTCCAATTAAATCAATTAAAAGGAATACTTACCGATGCAAATATATATAAAACCTTTCTGGAAAGATACCCAGCTCCCAACAATCCTTCAATCGTAAAAATGTGGTCAGAAAGACCTCCATGCACAGACGGGGCGTTCGGAGATAACTGTAGTTCTTTTATAGACCGAATATTGCCTAAGGATAGTAGTTATTATTACCTCGAAGGAACATACGATAGAAGAAACCCAGATTCACGAAAACTAATATATGATGTAAATAAGGAAGTAGCGGATGCATACCGAAAATATAAAATTTATCAAGGTAATAAACGACCTGCAAAAGGATTGAAAAATCTTGAAGATGAAAAGCAAGATAAATTTTCAATATATCGAGCTCCAACGGGGGATATAACTACTACTGGTTCGTCTTCTACTCCTTCAATACCTTCTTTGTTGAGCGATACATCACAAAGTCTCAATAGCGAAGGAGAATATTCAGATCTAACACCACTAGAACAACTTATTAATTTTAATCCTGATCCTATATCTTTACCTACCATATCTTCTACCTTAAGCGGAATTGGCAGTTCTCTTTCTAATCCGTTAAATTCATCACTTAGTTCAAATTCTAGCTCTTCCGCAACCGCGTTTAACACATCCTCCTCGATTTCAGGAGATGACCGATATGGGTTACCCAGCACTCCTATACTTGGACTTTCTCCATTTGTAACATCTACCAGCATACCTAGTAGCGGCACCTTAGCATCTGCTTTAAATCCGACACCATTTGGAGGAACTGACGCTCTTTCCTCAGGAAGCGGAAAGCTCAATACAAATAAATTTGCTATCAAAAGGCAAAATCCTGTTACTACTCCTCCAGGTTCTTCATCAACCTTAACTTTACCCACTTCTAGCCAAAGAGGAGATAAAGCTCCCGGTTTAAGACAAGTATCGTCTTCATCCCCGATTTTTCCTCCTCAGGGAAGAGGTAGTTCTAGTTTTTCTACAAGTTCTTCAGGTAGTACGATTAGTAATCCGCCTTATAATCCTTCATCAAGCCGCGGCACTTCTTTCGCACCGGCTCAGCCAATGCTACCGACACAAAGCAGTACAAGTTTTGTCGGTATTAATCCTGCCTCTCACGCTACCCCTTTTACGAATTTATCAAGCGGGCCTACTTTACCAGTATATAGACCCCCTTATAATATTCCAAGTTCTACATCAGGATATAATACACCTTCTTCTGGTACTTCTAGAACGGTAAGACCACAGCTAAATTATGTGTGGGATCGAGGAAGGAAAATGGTGCGATTAGACAATGGTAATCTTATACCTTGGGAAGATTATCATAAATGGTACGGATAATAAGTAATAATTTCAACGGTCTTGTTTTAAATTTCCATAATCTTCACAGGATAAATCTCTTCAACCTGCTTTTTTTTGAGAATATACATAGGGGTTTTTACTCCTTTTACGTCTTCTATGGTAACATTTCCATCGTTCCAGAAAACCATAAAGTCGCATAAATATTTGACCCCGCCAGGAAGATGAAATGGCACCTGCCTTAGGAAAAATAATACTTCTCCTGAATTTTTGAGAAGCAGAAGTTCTCGATAACGTTTCGCCTCCTTTTTAGAGGCGAATTTGATGTTATCAATTTCAACAGGTTTCGCTTTGAATTTATGAAATAACAAACCTCTACCTACATATTATAAGTTGTTCTCCAAGGAAACTCTCCCGTACCCATCCACGCTTCTTGGTTTGCTCTTGTTCCGCCCGCGGAATTGTTAGCGTATAGAACACCGATAAGCCTACCAATTTCTCTATCAAGAGAATTAAATTCTGAATTGCTAAAAGTTTGACCTGTTGCCCTTTTAACTAGTTCTCTTCTACGGGCCAAATCTAATATACTCGCTCTTAAAGCGGTTGGATTAGAAGCTTCTTGTCTGCGCCTCTCAGCTTCTGCCGCCTCCGCTGCCTGTTGAGCTTGCAATTGCCTTAACCTTTCAGCCTCAGCTTGTCTTGCTTGCTCGGCTTGCGCTGCCTGTGCTTGCCTTTGGCGTTCGGCTTCAGCTTCAGCTTGCCTTTGAGCGGCTATTCTTTGTTGTTCCGCGGCACTTGTGGCAATTTGTCTTTGCAAGGCGTCTCTTGCTTGTTGCGCGTTTAGTAAGTCTTGGTGGTATTGATTCCTTTCTCGCTCAAGTTCGCTATGTCTAGTATTAAGAGCGGCAAGATTGTCAAGGCTAATATTCCTGTCAACAAGCCCTCTAAATACTTCTCCGAGAGCTTCCTGCCTGCCTGTGCCTATCCCTTCGTTTCTTGCGCTATTACGTAAGTGTGGCCATTCCCATGAGCTTTGGTTCATGTAGTTTTTATAAAGTTCTTCATTCTCATTTTGGTTATTATTCCATTGTACAGCCCCAAGTTGGTTAAGATTGCGAACATCAGTAATAAGGTTGCCAAACTCACGTTGTCCTTGAGTACCTAAAAGGTCAAGACGCCCAATATTACCTATATCTCTTTCGTGCTGACCTCTAAACTCTCTACCTAAAGTACCTTGCAATAATCTGGTTCTTTCTTCCAAAGCTTCACGGTTTAATTGATTTACTCTTTCCTCAAGGTCTTTCTTATGTTGGCTTGAACCATAATTACCGATCTTGATATATTTATTATTTATTTCTTGTATGCTTTTTTTGCGCCCTTCTTTTAGACGTTGATCTAACTGTGCAAGTGGGCCTCTTAAAGCCTCAGGTAAATTTTGCAGTGCTTGTCCGGTAATATTTTGACGACCCATCAGGTCGTTTATTATTTGTTTTCTTTGAGGGGAATAACTATCTTTTAAAGCTGGATCAAGTCGGCCCGCTATATCATGCGAAGCCTGCATCGCGGGAGTAATAGGCGCAAGTAGTTCCCCCTGATATTTTGCTGGCTCTCTTCTTGCTCTGTCCCATTGATCCGGTGGCAGTGAGGGGTCAACGCCGTAAGCTCTAAGTGCTCGGATTAGCTCTTCAGCTCCGCCTCTCTCGATGTCAGGGTGGCCTCCTTCCATTACAGGCGTCATTGCCCCTCTAGTTTTCTCAAGAACTTCTGCAAGACTCTTCATTCTCCTTTGAGGGGCCATATTTTCATCTTCAAATCGATTTCTATCAATTTGACTTTGCATGTTATTCAAAGCATGTCTTTGATTACCAAATTGTTCAAGAGTTCCAAGATAAGCGTCTCTTCGGTCGAGCCTGTTTTGCTGCAAGCTCCTTAGAGCTTTAGCTATCTGGTCGTTTCTAGTTTGCTCAAGACGACCAAATCCTTGCCCCATAGTACGCAAATCTCCTCCTGCTTCTGTAAGGCTTCTGGCTAAATCAGCTTCGCTTTTTCTGTTAAACTTCTCGGCGCCGGAATAAGGGTCAAGCGTTGAGTTAAATTGTCTTTGAATGCTTCTGAGCGATCTATCATTAACTCTTTGTTGGTCTTGTCTTATACCTCCTAGCAAATCTTGTATAGTCTGCGCGTTTAATCCCTCCGAGGGGCGAGCGAGTACCTGTCCAATTTTTCCCTCGAAAGGTACCGGCCTTGTAGAATATCGTTGCCTCGCTTCTCGCGCTTGCTGTGTTAGAGCGGACATCGGGCTTACGGTGCGGCCAGTATAAGGTACATAATTAGTGCCAGCGAAACGCTGCTGATCTCTAGCGAGTAATAAAGCTGCCTGACGCCTTAATTCTTCCGGTGATAAAGTAGTTCCTGTTGGCATATTTACCCCCTTAAATATTGGCTTATAGATTTTGCTTTAGGTGGGAGCTTGGCACTACCGCCCTTATGCATGCGGATGTTCTTAACCATTTGATCAAGCTTTTTCGCTCCAGCTGTGTTATTGCCATCGCCAAGGTTAGCAACCGTAGAAGCGTCAATTACATATTCACCATCTGATAACATAGCTGGCACATTATCACTCTGCCCTCCTCCTGTCCCTTGAAGGAAAATACCCATACCGGTTGGATAACGGATTTCTTCGATTTGATAGTTAATTTCGGGGTGTACCGCTCCCCCTTCTTTATACGGAATTGGCGCCCCCGTAAATTGTGGGTTATCATAATAGGATAGCCACCTGCCGGTTCTTGCGTATTCTTCTGGTGCATGACTTTTTCTATACACAGGACTAATAGGGCCTAGCCTTTCATCTGGTAAAAACTTGTTTCTCGCTACCCTGCGTCTCATTTGTTCCTCGGCAAGATCGTATGCCTCCTTCTCAGCCATTTCTTGCGGAGTTAATCTACTCCTTGACATAAACCTTTTTTGTTCATCGGCTAATTGCTCTGGTGACTTTGGCTTTTCCGCCTTCGGTCTGTTTAGAAGTGAAGTACCAACAATAGCGGTAGTTAAAAGATTAGCGGGGCTACTAAAGAAATCTGAACTTTTCCCGATAAGCTTATCGACAAACCCTCCTCCTTCCGCTTCATCTCCAGCGCTTACACCGCTAATTCCACGGTTCGCAATGGCCTTTGGGGCAACTTTTCCAATGCTGCCGCCAAGGGAAGAAAGGGAGCTACCCCCTATTAATTTATCAAGTGAAGGTAATATGGCGTTCTGGTTGCCATAATTAGTAAGCATGCCGGCAAAGTCATTGCTTCCCATGGCTTTAAGACCTGAACCAAGACCAGAGGAAATAGTAGGAGCTAGACCTCCAATTGCTGCTCCTCTTAAGGCAGCTTGCAGACCATCTTTACGCCCACGAACCTTGGAGCCTGCCGCTCCGCCAAGAGCTCCGCCAACTACGCCGCCAAGACCTGGCATAATCATATTACCAAGTATTGTGCCAACCGCTGGGCCTACAACGCTTTTGAACCATTTTTTTGGATTCTTGAAAAACCCGAATTGAGGGAGGCCGGTTTTAGGGTTGATAGTTCCGCTTCCTCCTATACCTTTCAACAGCTCCGCTTCTAACGGGTTTATGTGAGCAAGGATCATATCTTCCCCTTTACCTTGCTGCCTGATCATTTCGGCAAGAGGGGGATAAGGATTATATTTTTCTTTTTTTTGTACCCTTCCCCCTTCAGCGTAAGTCTGAGGAGCGTTTTGATAAGGGACTGCGGAAGGATCTGGAGGATAATAGACGGCTTGCGTATTACCTGCCGCCATTGAAGGGTAAAAGCCTTGAGCATAAGACACTTGAGAATTATAAACAGGATATTGTTCTTGATATTGGTTAGGGCTAGTGTTTTGGTTAGGCACTACATTCCCGTTATTATTATAGAAACCTGGGTTAAACATGAATTACCTCCTGCCGCTTTGGGCTTGAAAATTAACATTGGCGTAAACGATTTTTGCCCATTCCCGCCAATCCTTGAATGAACTTTTTTTGCGTGCTCCGTATATTTCAAAAGGAGGAGGTACGTTTGCTTTAGAGAAAGTTCCGGAACCCGCTACTATCGCTCCCCACTCTTCCCATTTTTCCTCATTGCTTAAGATCGGCAAATATTCATTAGCGTAATCACTTACCAAATTCGCCGCCCAATCTTTTAAGGTTATATATTCAGGCCATATCACCATTATTTACCGTCCCCAATACTTACATGAAGTTGAACATTACCCATCTCAAAATTGGCGGTTGACGAAAACGTCAATGACATTTGACGCCCCTGTTCTCTCATATCTTCTTTTTCGGTTGTACGAGTGAAAGTGTAAGCCGCGCTTGTTATTGTCGGGCTTTGAGCATAATTTTTAGTGTTAATCCTGACCTGCATTTGATCAGCGTCTCTGTCCATCACAAAGTCAGGTTCAATTCTTATTAGCTCAATCCATCTGTCAATAGGCTGCCCTCTGGTGCCTGGTGGTCTTGCAGGGTTAAAAGGAGAAGCAAAAGAAAATATTGGAGTTGTAAAGCTTGAAGGTATAGGAGTAGAAACCTCTTCACCCCCCGCCCCAGGAACGACGGCCTGGTTAATTCCTCTCTCAAGCGCCCATATATATTTGAAAGCATCCGCTCCTACCTGCAGAGGCCCATAAGCAAAAGTGATACCAAGCTCTTTGAAATTAAAAGCACAATCCATCTGGAATGGGGTGTCATACCAGAAGTTTTTCTTTTTGTTATAAACAATAGCCCTGGTACATCCGATTGTTGGATCCCCTTGATTAGCGATCTCAGGATAAGCCCACCATATTTCACTGAACTCTTTTTTTACAAAACCAAAGACAAGTTGTCTTTTATTCATGTCAAGGTTACTATAGAAATAGTTAAGGTTGGTATCATTTTCCGTGGTATCTATAATCCCGTTATAGTTATAAAAACAGTCAGTACCAAGCCAGAAAAACATCCCTCCATATTCCACTACACATCTACTTGAGAGGATAGAAGTGTCATTTGAAATTACCTCTTTTTTAAAAATTGCCACCTGATCGCCTACATTACTTACCCGAACTACAGAAGAAAGAGTCCAGAACAAAAGAGAAGGGGCGGCGGAGCCGCCACGTATATTAGCGGCATATATGACTTTATCGTTGGATACACGGAAAGTACCACTTGTTCCTCCAACAAAGTTTAAAGGGTTATTATTTCTGCTATAGCCTACATAGCCCGCTGTTCCATATAAAAAAAGATAAGGGGCGGAATAACACATGCCTCCGGTGGCCTCTGCCGGAACAACAGTCGCTGTAAGTTGGGTACCAGCCGCCGCTTCTACAGGGCCCGCATACATCGTTGGAGCGGCTGTCTGGCTTATATCAACCGCATTATTTGTCTGTAAGAATACAATTTGTCGTGCGTTGTTTTGTATAACCACATTAGCTTGCCAAAGTAAGCTTTCTCCATTTCCTACGATCGCTGGGGTAATAGCTCCAGAAGCAACTGTAGTTGTTAGGTTATTATTATTTATGGTACAACGATAAACTCGTGTGTTGTCAGCTACATATAACTGTGAAGTGTTAACCCCTCCTGAAGGGGTAAGGAATATACTCGTAGCTCTACGGGCAATGGGATATGCTATATTAACGGCCTTTATTCCCCCCATCTTCTTAACAGTCGCCTTTTGAAATCTTACATAAAACCTTACCCACCTGCCATCGGTGCACACATCACCTTGGAACTTCGTGCCATCCCTTTGAATACCTGGCCTAAAAGTTAACTCTACTAAATTGGCGGCCATTAATCCTTATCCCTCCTGCTGGTGCGATCATTAATGAGGTATTCCTGATCTTCAGCCGCGCCTGCTAATGATTTTTTATATTGTGCTTCAAAAAAAGCCTCTCGTTCATCGTCTTTTAAAAAGATTACGCTCTGTCGAAGAGATTCAAACAAAAGCAGGTTTTCATATCTTTGGGTGATAAAATTAACCGGATTTTCCGCATTGAATAAGGGTAAGCCCTTATAAATTATTTGACCTGCGTAATTAGCGTTGGGCGTAGGAACTATATAGAAATTAGTATAGCCCACACTATCCGCATAAAACTTGGGTACCCCCGTTTGAACAGGGTTAGGCCAATAGCTTTTACAAAACTCAAGGCTTCTTGGTAAAATATAAAAAACTTTATTAGTGGCGTTGTCAGTAATTTGGAAACTTATAGTTCCCTTCCAATTGGCGGGTTTCGCGTAGATTGCTGTATTTATTGTGAGGTTAGTATCTACCACGATCTCAAAACCAACGCTCTTAAGATCTTTATAAATACGTTCCATAGCTTTATTAATAAAACCAGGAATAGCCGCTACGAAACCGGCATCAGTACGATCAGTGTAGGTTTGAAGATCAGCTACAAGAGAGTTATAGTCCATTTATTCCTCTCTTCTTTCGTTTTGCTTGCTTAAAGCTTTACTTAAACTCAAAGCTGAATAACCGGTGATTTCCTTTATCCGACTATTTAAGGCGGCGCTAGTCGCAAGATTTTTTGGGTTTTCCGCATATTTAATAGCAAGGTCTACAAACCTTTTATCGGTTAAAAGTTTTGTAGCGACGGGCGCTCCGATAAGAGCTGCTATACCGCCTCCACTGAGAGTAGAGATTGGATCGTGAGCGAGTCCATAAACCAAACTTCCTATTGCGCTTGTTACAGCGGTGCCTGATGGGTTTGGAATATTTTTACTATGTAAATTCATTTGTCTGGCTACTTCGCCAAGTTTCTGAATTTTTGCGAAAGTCTCTTTGTCGGTAAGCCTTTTTAGCCTTTCAAGATTTTCAGGCTCATTAATTGCTTTTGAAAGAGCCGGATAAGACAAGCTTTGGTCATGTCTTATCGCTGGCGATAGAAGGTCTTCTACATTTCTTCTGCGAGCCGATTTCTCAAAAAGCCTTTCAGCATCTTGAAAGGCTTGATACCACTCCTTGTTATTTTTTCCATACTCCTTTATGTCCTCAAGCATGGCATGCTGTACCTTTTTAAGAGCGTTTTTAACACCTCTTACCTCTGTATCCCAATTTATAGTGGAATTAAGGCTCTTCTTGCCTGCTACTAATCTGTCAATAGGAGTAGGGATCTTGACAGCTCCTTGAGAGCTTTTTAAAGCGATATTATTTTCTAAACTATCAAGAATATTAAATACTTTCTTTTCTTGATCAGAAGGCGCAATACTTTTCTGTATCCTTTCCTTCACCTTTTGAATGGCCTTTAATGTATTATCGGGAGTTATAGAAGCATCGGCGGGAAGTAACTGAGCTTGACGCTCATATGCCTTGTTAATTGTTTTCTTTAAATTCTCAGTTTCTAGTGGCCCTGTTGAATTGTAAATATCTTCCATAGTTTCTATAGCCTGCTTTTCCGCGTTTGCGTACTTTTTCTTCAGAAAATTTCCAAAAACGGGGGTTTTACCAACATATTGATTGGCAAGAGCGGTAGAGGTAGAATCGGTAAGTGCGGCAGCGGGAAGATCAATACCTAAGTCTTTTGCGGCTTTAGCTGTTTCAAGTTTAAAATTCTTTGGGGATAAACCTAGTAAATTTACCAGGCTTTTATCCTTTGCTTTTTTAAAGTTGTTCAAAAAACCAGGGGCTGTTGGAGTAGCGACAGAAGCAGTTAGGTCAGCTACGAGCGGATTAACCCCTCGTTCTTGTAATAACCCTGAAGCGGCTCCAATTGTTGCTCCTGCTTTTGCTCCTTTATTAAATCGCTGAAGTAGGTTTAAGCCCTGTGCCCCTTTACCCGCTAAACCAATGGGGCCGAAAGAACCAGCAAACTCCGCCGCTTTAGAAGCTGTCCTTTGCTCTGGAGTAGTTGGATGAGGTTCAAGATCTACGCCTGTATAATTTTTTATTCCTTCCTTTATTTTTGATGAGACAGGTGGAAGAGAGGAGATAAAATCGGTAGGTTCCCTATATTCCTCATTTCCAAGGCCCCATAAAGCTGGATTAGGATTTCCTCCCGCTTCTAGAATAGACGCTACTCCTTGCGGGATGTCAGCAAGAGAAGCCGCGCCTGAAGCTAAGGACTTGCCAATTAGAGAAGGCCATGAATCTCCTTGTTGCGATACGCTTGGAGAAATTTTATATTTTTCCCATTTATTGCTAGAAGCCGGCTGAGGCCCAGATATTCTATATTTGGCATATTTTTCCATTATATTGCATACCTACTCTGCCGGCGTTAATCCGTCTCTTAAGGCTTCCTCTACTTCATTTGCCGGAATACGATATTCGGCTCCCATAGGATCCCGCATTAATACCGTGTCGGCTACTTGATCAAGAAGCAATGGTTGCTCGTAATCTTGAAGTTGTTGTTGTGCTCGATCTCTTGCTATTAATTCATCCGGTGTAGCCTTTCCTAGCTTCAGATCTGTAATATTCTTTAGCTCTTTTATAACGGCTCTATTTGTTTCTACGTCATTTAGCGGAGAAATCGCCGGTAATTCTTTGAATTCGGTTTGAGCTCTATAACCCCAGGCGTTAAATAACGCCCCTTTAAGTACTTTTTCTAAGGTCTCTAATTGAGATTGTTCTTTGTTTAACCGGATTCCGCCCGGCGTAAATTTATCAAGCACTGTAGCAATTCTTCCTCGTTCCGCGGTAGTCCCTAATTGCTTGATTCTTTTATCGACATAATCAAAAAACTGGTCTATATTTCCCCCTTCTTCATTATTACCTTTAGTACTTGCCTTTAAAGCATCTCTGGCTTCCTTATTTCTCTTGAAATTATCCAGCAAATTAGTGGATCGTTTTTGCTCTGCTAGCTGTTCTTGAGCATGCCCTCTCCAGAATTGGCGCTCTTCCTCATCGGCTCGCCTTTTCGCTTCCGCCGCTTGATACTGTAGAATCTGGTTAGCAAGCTCGTTATTTTCCTGTAGAGCCGCTTGCTCACTTTGATCATATGCACTCATAGCGGGAATCATCGCTCTTCCGGCTGAAGCGAGATTATTTCCAAAACCCCTTTCTCTCGGCTGCTGGCTTATGTTATTCGCAAAAGCAAGCATAGAGTTTCTGAGCGCTCGATCTTCCTGCTCTCTATTCATGCTTAGCGATTGTCTCGCGCCTTCAATCGCTTTTCTAATACCGGCATCAAAAGGATTATAAGGGGACTGCTCTTGTGCTTGCCCTTGATTCTGTCCCTGTGACTGTTGCAAATAATTGAGAAGCGCTCGATCCATTCCCTTAAATTAAAAATAAAATTGGTAAAATTTAATCTTTAAAGGTGAGATTTATGACCTAAGCAGCTGGATGCTGGGTGAGCGCGTTATCGAATCGCTAGACGTGGTATTTAATAAAAGATAATTTTAGCAACTTTTGTTAGGGAAATCAAGGCGAATAATTTTATTGCAATTTTTAATTCTATGTAATACAATTTATTCTAATGTATTACATTAGAAGTTTTTAGTTATGAGTACAATTACCGCAAGGATCCCCACAGAGCTTAATAATTCTTTGTCTTCAATTGCTAAAACAATGGAAAGACCTAAAAGCTTTCTTATCCATAAAGCTATTGAAAAATATCTTAATGAGGTAAAAGAAGATATAGCGGATGCGGAAATCGCATTATCCAGAATGAAGAAAAAAGATAGAAAAATTTATGCTCCTGAAGAGGTTAGAGACTTTATAAGATTAAATTGCGCTAAATAATATGACTTTTCAAGTTGTATGGGTAGAAGACGCGGTTAACGATCTAAAAACAATTACGCATAAAGTCGCATTAAAAATAGAAGCTAAAATAAATAATTATTTATCGCAAGCACCCAAAAAATTAGGGAAACCCCTTGTAGGGAAATACAAAGGGTTATATAGATATCGATATAGTGATTATCGAGTGATTTATGAAATAGATATGGAAAATAAGCTAATAATCATAAACAAAATAGGATACAGAAGCGAAATCTACGATAACTTCTAACCGCAGATCTCTAATCCTTAGGGGCCATGGGTTACTTATCTGAGCCTTTGGCTGGTTCATCTACATCCCACGCAATGCCGACACTTCCCCATTTTACTCCATTAAATACCCTGACCCAATTATTAGGCTTATTGTAATACATTAATACTGGTGTAGGGTCCGCTGGATCTTCATCGTAAATAGAAAGAATTACATCTATTTGATCTTCTGTTTTAAGTTTTATCGGTTTTGTTGACATACCATTTTCTCTTTATATTTTTTAATTAAAATTAACTGTCAGTTATAGTTCTCCATGCTCCCGCTCTGAAATAACGAAGCACGTTATTGCTCGTATCCAGATAAAGAAAGCCGTTATGTGCATTGGCAGCTACTTCCACCGCTATGCGAACGCCTGAAGGTATAGTTATAGGGGAGCCGTTAACAATTCCTCCGCCCGCTTGTGGGACGGACGTAACAGCGAATATTGTTACCTATTGAATCCTGTCTTTATTATTTGTGTATTTCTTTTCGATCTGATTTATAAGGGCATCTGCCTTTTTCTTATCTATCTGATCTAGTGTTTCAATCTCGGCTGCCTGGCACCATAAATATATTGTTTTATCCGGTATGTGGTATTCCTTCACTAATTCAGCGAGACGCTTATTTGTTTTCTCACATATCTTTACCTCTGTTTCAGGAGCGGTAAATTCAACTGTTTCTGATTCGCTGATATTATTATCAGCTGTTCCTTCAGGGCTAGACTCTTGACCTTCCTCCTCCGGTTCAGGGATATCTTGAGTTATAGGCAATTTTGTATTCCATGCCCTTTTTGTAGGAGACGGTTTTGTTTCCTGAGTAGGAACAGGAGCTTTTGAGGTAACATCCACAGGATAGTCCTGCGCCTCTTCCGCAGTTATTAATCCTTCCAATAGATCAGCGAATTTATCTCTAAGAGCGAATCCTCTAGCTCTCATCTGCAGCATCCTTTTAGGATAAGTTTGCCAAGGCCCGGGCTTACCCCATAAACCGGCTTTCTTTGCGTCCTCCTCAGTAAAAGTAACAGTGTGAGCCTTATGATTCTTTCTCTTAACCGTACAAATATATCCTTTTAAATCTTTATCATAATGCTCCTCTATATATTCACAAAGAGGGCTGGCTTGGACTAAAGCGATCGCAACATCTCCATATACTGACGGTTTACCATTAATAACACTAATGCCGAGAAGAGCTTGCATTGGCTTTAGCCCAAGTTCCGTCCCCATTAGTATAGCGCCTACTATATCCCCTGGCTTATTGTGATATTCTTTGGGAATAATCGAGCTTTTAGCGATTATACTTGCGAACTGCATGACTTCGTTTAAAGAAGTAGGAACAAGTCCAAGGCTTGGAATATTAGTAGTATTTTGATTTAATGCTATATTGTTCATAAATTCCTCCTGTTAAATTTAAATTGTTATCCGTCAATTAACCGCTTAAAGTTGGTTATTATGCCTTCTAATTCCTCCTCTGTAGCCTGCGTTAGCTTCGTCTTGACAATTCGGTTTACCGCAATAGCTCGACAATGCTCTACTACGGCGTAGCTTTTAACCTTAAGCTTGTCCCTGGCTTCCATTTCAAAACGATATTCATGTAAAGCCGATAACGTAGATTCACGCTGGGAACTCAAAGGACAGACAAAAACAATCGAAGGGACAAGATCTAGCACCTTCTGCGTGGTAAGAATCACCACAGGGCGAATCTTACCGAGCTCATGCTTGATAGCGAGATCAAACTTAGTCGGGTCATGCTGCCCAAGCTTGGCGTGATGCACACTACCACGGAGAAAAATCTTTTGCTTTTCCATGGCTTCTTATCTCACATCCGCAATCTTAACGAAGCGAATATTTGTAAAATCAAAACCATGAGGGTCTTCCGGCTTTAGTTCAATTACCGTATCAAAACTTACCATATAGCCACGTTGTAAGCCTTCTACCGCTTTATATTTATCCTTATCTCCTTTGGATAGTACCAGATCAACATTTTCCGCTGTGCTTACGTCAACTATATGTCTGGTTCTTATTAGCTTTCCTTCGCTATCTCTTATGTAGAGTAGTCTAATGTAGGTCTTTCCTTTTTCTAAAAAGCACCCGTCAAACGTTGCGGTGTAATTTTCTCTTCCATTATTTATTTCTTCTGTTAGATTATCTTTGGTCATAATATTTACCTCTTTGGTTATTGATTCGTTATTTGTCGAAGTTTGAAGCCTTCAAAATTGGGAGTTAGTAATTACCCGGGTGATATTTTGACCACCAACGTTTTTACTGGTACATATTCACAGTTCATCAATAATACCCTTCCACTTCGTTTTAAATTCCTTGCTCAAATTTTCTGAAAATTCAGTGTGCTTTTTTAAAGTTTCCAAAGCGTCAAAAATAAATTCTCTTTCGATCACCGTATACTTTTTCCCAGATTTAGATTCTATAAATCTGGCGAAATTAAAAGCTGTGGGAGTGTATTCGCTAAACGCGAAGTGTGTTAGTTCTTTTCGGGTACAGATTATGTCTCTCATGTTACTTATTAACCTAATTTTACTTAATTTGTTTAGTAGTAGCGACAACGCGAAGGGGTTATATTCTTGCTGACATGTGATACCACCACATTTGATTGTCTCTTTTTCTTATTTCTGATTCTTTGGCTTCGATTGCCTGTGTTAGGCCGATAGGATCGTATTCAAATGGATCCCACCAGATATTACAGCTGCCTGCTTCCTCAAGTAAAGTTTCCCATTCCTCGATAAGATCCTCAAGCCCTAGCCAGTCAGTGACCGTCTTGTTATAGGGAATATTGTATTTATCAGCTTTGGCGATAATGCCCTTGCCTCTTACGCTTGTTCTCCATTTCCGCTGTACACGCTCTGACATACGAGCGAACGCTTCTCGCATGTTTTCCAGGTTATCGTGTACTTGAACAATTGTGGATTTTTCGGTGTCTTGATTTGCGGTTTCGATTTGGTCTTGTAGTTTCATAATAACCTCATGATTTATTGCCTTATGAGGTTATTGTACCATTAGTAAAGAGAAAGTCAAGAGAAAAGTTTAAAAAAGTTTTATCACTTAGTGCTGAGTGCTTTTTGTTGGTTATAAAAGTTAACGATCTCCAACATCTTATCTCGATTAGCTTTATAGACAAAAACCCTAACTTTCTTGCGGGAGATAATATTCTGTTGTAATAACTTTTTTACGCTAAAATGAACAGCTTGCTTGGACAAACCAGTTAATTTCATAATAGTATCAGCAGGAGCACCTTGATCAAAATTCACTAAAATTTTCAATATTTGTTTTTGAGTTTCAGATAATATACTATAGTGGTCTATAGCAATATCAATTGTAGATTTATCTTTCATCACTTACCTATTGAAAAAATGCAATTTTTCCCACTGCAACAAGGATTGCAACCCCTATCCCCATCAACCATTTCATATCTCTTTCAAGTCCTCCTATAGCTATCTTGAGGTCATCCTTTGTAGCGAACTCCTTTTTTAGTTCTGACTTAAAATCAGATAAAGCTACCTTTAAATCGTTTTTCGTAACTAGATCGGACTGATCTTTGACTGAAGAACTTACCTCATCTTTAGCTATGGTTATGATATCAGTAACAATTTTTTCGGCTTGTTGCTCTGTCATCCCTGTAGCAATAAAATCTTTAATTGCTGTGTGAACGGCTAAATTTTTCATAGTGGTTTAGTGACCTTACGATTTAAAAGAACAGTTTAATATATATAATTCTTAAGAAAGTCTCAATAAAATTATATTTTTTTCTTGTTTAAAATAAATGGTAAAACCCTTTCTGCCAACCTCTTTAAAGCTAGCTATAAGATTTTATCCTCTTAATAAAACTGAGATAGGAGGTTTTTTAAGTCTAAATATGAGGTTTCCATAGTCGTAAAATGGCTTATTCCTGCGGTTTTTGCTTGCCTGCTATCCTTTGGTTATTATATCTTAGATGTCAAAAAGCTGTATTTAGCCTTAAAAATAGCTCTAGCTCCTGACTTATCCACATAAGTTATCCCTTTCATAAATATATTTGTATATATTTATAAGTGTTTATAGAGCCTCTACAAGGCTTATGCTATAAGGAGCAGAGAGATAGGATCATGAGTTTTTTATAGTTAATTATGAGTTTTTGATACTTAAACTATGAGCTTTCCATAGTCTAAATATGAGTTTTTCATAGTTAAAAAATTTAAGTTATTGACATATAATATGAGTTAATTTATAAACTCATTCATTAATTAAGTAACCCCTAACTAATATGGCAAGAGACACATCTCCCAAAGTCTTATACTCAAAAACTCCTAAAGTGTACAAACATAAGAAACTAAATAACGCTAACTTCGGGGATTTCACCCTCAATGATTATCAGGTTTATTTGCATTTAATTACTAAAATAGGTGGGGTAGATCAGGTAGGAAAATACCTACAACCCGAACAGTTACAAAGAGAATATATCCTTAGCGCAAAAGAATTTAGTGAGGTATTTAATGTTTCTCTGCCTAATTGTTATGATATTTTAAAGCATGCCGTAGATAAACTTATGAAAACGGATATAAAAGTTGAAAGGGTAGATTTAAACGAAGTTTGGCGTATAAACGTTTGCTCGACCGCTAAATATAATAAAAGTAAGGGAAACATTACTATCAAGTTTACAGATGACATAATGCCCTATCTAGCTCAGGTTAAAGAAAAGTTTGTGTTATATAACCTAAAAGAAATTAGCGATTTTAGAAGTCTTTATACGACAAGGTTGTACGAATTAACTCAAGAGTTTAAGGAAACAGGTTGGATAAGAAAATCGGTAGAACAGTTAAGGGAAATATTTGCGGTAGGAAATAGCTTCAAACTATACGGAGACTTCAAAAAATATACCTTTGCCCATGCGTGCGCTGAGATTAACGCCAAGCATGGTTTAGACCTAACTTTCAAAGAAATCAAAGAGGGTCGTAAGGTTGTCGCACTGGAGTTCTCCTTTAAAAAGATAAAGGTTCATCAAGTAACAGATCCTAGGACAGGAGTTTCTAGGAATGTTTATACCAAACCCAAAAAGAGCACTGACAAAAATTCTGGGCCCTTCTCTAATAATGATGCTAAACCCCTTAAAGACGTAATAGAGGGCTTAGTAGCGTCTTACGGCTAGGTTCACTAAACTAATTAAACTGCCTTATAATCCCAACTCTAATAATTCAGCTAAAGATTTTGCTTTGGAGGATAATTTCGTGTTGCCTCTTTTATAAGAATCTAACTCATTAAAAAGTCCTTTTGTTTTAGCTCCATGGCCTTTACCAGGGCTTAGCTTTTCGCTACCATAAGCCATATTCTTTAACATAGTTTCGATAATCTCTGAAACCTCCGAATCTTCCGCATCAGTGACTCCATACTTTTTCTTATAAAAATTCATTAGGTTCGATAATGCTTTTATTAAGGCAGGCTCATTAAGCAAGCCATTATGTTCGAGCTTGTTTTTATTTATTATCTTAAGCGATTCATTTACAAGGCTCGATACTACACTATCCCTTACTTCTCCGCTTCCTAATAACATCGCTTCTAATGGATTAGCATACGCAAGGGCAAGATCTTCTCCAGCATAACCAGCTGGAATATTTAAATAAGACGGGGCGGATGAAGCCGTAAATTGGTAGTAATCATTTTGTACATCGTCTGGTAGTTGAGAAGTTGCTTCTTGAATATAAGGTATTTGCTCCTCATCCACGGAGTATTGATCCATATCAAAATCAGTATCCATGTTTTGATAAGGGTCTATATTCCCGCCATCGTTATAAAAACTTGGATAGAACATTAAATGATTTTTACTCATTCCTAAAGGCTTAACTCTATAATATCAATATAGTCACCATCACTCTAACTTAAAGTTTAAGAATCCACGCTCATAATTTTAGTTATAAAGCTGGGTAAAAAGGACGAAATCTACGATAACTTCTAATAGTAGATTCCTGTCCTTTCGTTGTCGTCAGCTACTTGTCGCTGTCGCTGGGATCCCAAGCCATACCGACAGTTCCCCAAATATAACCATTAAAAATCCTTGGTCTATTAGTGACTTTATTGAAATAAGTTTGACCGGCAATAGGATTTACAGGATCCGAATCGTAGATGGTATACATTAAGTCATCTTGGGTTGTTATAGTTTTTATTGCTTTTGTAGACATATTTTTTCTCTTAATAAGAATTGATTTAAGATGTTGCTATTGTCACCCATGCCCCATCAATGCGAGCCTTAAGGCAATTATTATCAGTATCGTAGTATAAGAAAGGCCCATTATTCTCGTTGCCTGGCAGTGCCTCAAGGGTAGCTGGGCCGCTTGGTATAATTAAAGCTGTACTATCAAGGCCGAAACCGGCTACAGGTTGAGTTCCGGATTGTGTTTTCCCTTCATAAATACTATACCAACCATTAACGGTACCATCAGGACTTACCCTATAATGTCTTAATGAGGTCGTACCGGTATTAGAAGTATCAAAATAGGTAAAGCCTGGTACTTGGTTTGCAACCACCTCAACTTGAGCTCTAGCGCCTTGAGGTAAAACCATAGGGCTACCATTCGCTAAACCCGCGCCAGTAGCGGTAGCTGTCGCGTTCGCGAAGACAGTTACCCAGCCTGCTACGCCAGCACCTCCTCCATTAGTAATATATTGTCTTGTCATGCCATTGGTAGTATCGTAATAAGTAAAGCCCTCTACCTGGTTTGCAACTACTTCAACAGCGCCTCTTGCGCCATGAGGTAAAATCATAGGGCCACCATTTGCAAGGCCCGCTCCTACAGAGGTTGATATTCCGGTTGCAAATATTGTTACCCAACCTGGAGCGTTATTATCCGCGTTAGAGGCGTACTGTCTTGTCATGCGATTGGTAGTATCGTAGTAAGTAAAACCGACTACTTGGTTTTCAGCTACTTCAACATTCGCCCTCGGGCCGGAAGGCAACACTAGAGGGGTGCCGCTAGTAAGACCTACTCCGGTTGCGGTTGTAGCAGGGCCAGTGTTCAGGTTAACCCATACACTGGCTCCATTAACTACTTGATAAGCTTGATAAGCATTTGCTGTCGTATTATATATTACGGCTCCATTCCTTAGCTCACCACCGTTAGCGACAGTAGTAAGTTTATCTCTTTGCGCTGTGGTTAGTTGGGGAACATAAAAACCGTGAGGCGAGTTTGGGTAATTTGGATCTGGCTGAATATCTAAGCCAGTCAAACGTGAAATATTAGCTTTAGGCATATATCTCTCCTTTAAATAATTAAAAATAAAATTGGTAAAATTTAATCTTTAAAGGTGAGATTTATGACCTAAGCAGCTGGATGCTGAGTAAGCGCGTTATCGAATCGCTAGACGTGCTCTGACGAGCAAGAAATTAATAATGTTTAAGTATAGCAATTTTTATTAAGTAATGCAAGGGGATAATCTAAAAGAACTAACGCTCGTTATTTTAGTCGTTAAGAATGGAAAAAGAGATGAAATTTATCCTGAATTCTAATAAAATGATATAATAACCGCAAGCTTATTAAACTTTTCAATTTTTAACTGTTGATTTAAAAAATTGTTAGTATATGATGATTAATGCTAATGGTGGCCGAACAACTATCATTATCGCGCTAGACTCAATCTTATTAGAAAAGCCCTTAGCTATTATGCTAGGGGTTTGCTGTCATAAGTACTCTTGTACTAAAACAGCGAGTAATTATTGCTAGCAATGATTATTGTTCGGCCCCTAGCACCATATAATTTGGCTAATAAGGTTGAGAGATATCTATGAATAAAACTAATGATTTCATTAATAAGGTGGAGAGGACTGTAGCGAAAAGGTTAAAAGAACTAAGACGATTAGTTGGAATAAATAAGCAAGAATTAGCCAATAAAATAGGCGTATCCTGCTATCAATTAACTAAATACGAACAAAGCAAAAACAGGATTTCTATAGGCAGATTAGCGTTAATGGCCAAAATAATGTCTGTAGATCTATCCTATTTTATTAGCCCTGAGCTCTTGGATAAATTGTCCTCTGAAGAAAAGTTATGCAATGAACTTTTAATTAATTTTAAAAAAATTCCTCTTCCTGAAAATCAGGAGTGGGTTTTGATGATTGTAAAAAGATTGACCGGTGAAGAGAATTAACTAGGGGTTGGTGGTATCTCATTTAAAACAACATAATCTATTATACAATCAAATATCTGGTTAGAACCATTAGAGAAACATACGATCCCCTGAGTTAAGACGTTACCTTTATTATACTTTAAAAATTGATGGTCTTTACCTATCCTGTGTAAAATATTAATATTGTTATTTTCTTTATATCCTTGTAATTTCCTAGGAGGAGGTATAAGCAGATCTTTCGCGATATAAGTGAGCCTGGTAGTTGGTGACTCACCTGTGGAGGTAGTCGCTAATTGGAAATTAACTCTTATGTCTTCATTTCCGATATTAACGACACCGATTGTAAACGCTATAATATTGTTAGTAGAAGTAACTAGAATAACCTGAGGGTCATTGCTAAAGGTACCATCCACATTGTCATAATCAACAAACGGGTAAGTAGGATACGCCAATTATCCCCCTAAATAAGTAAGAGCACTTTCCTTAAACTCAGGATATTCTTTATCCATCATTTTAAGAAGAGCTTTAAAGTCCGATAGTTTTTGGGAGTATTCCTCATTTTTTTCGCCTCGATATTCAAGCAAGTATTTACCTTCCTCAAGTAGTGATTGGTAAGTGATAGCGAAACAAGAAAATAATTTTGCGGCCTCTGTACGTTTGCTCATAAAAACCCTTGGTAAAAATTAAATAAATTATAGTTTATTAGCATTTTAGCTTTTATCATGGATAATGCAATAAATACTTGTTTTTGGCTTTATCTTTTCTTTCTTAGCATAGATATCTTTTAAGAAATCTGCGCTATAATGTCATCAATCATACTATTATTAGCGTTAAGTTGATCTATCGACGTATTATTGTTAGCGATTTGTGCGGTTATCTTGGCATTACTATCCTGTAAAACACCAATAGCCGCTATATTAGTATTCTTCAAGCTATTAAGGTAAGCGACTTCTTCCGGCGTTTTCAAATTTTTGTATTTACTCATTTTTACCTCTTTTAACTTAAGGCTTTGGTTATTATGTCGTTAAGTGATATGTTTTTCCTTTTTAATTCAGGAAAGAATTTAATAATAGGTAGTATCATAGGGACAAATTCTTTTAGGCTGCTATTGGCCTTGTTAAGCTCAATAATCATAGGTGAAATCTGAGAGATAATATCGTCGAGCATGGAGTTTTGATTGTCCATTTTTACTATTGTGTCGTTGGCCTGAACTATTTGTTGCTGAATTTGGGTTATGGTATTGTTATAACTATCTATCGCACCGAGCATTTGGCTTTTAGTCATATCATTTTGGCCTTTATATCCTTCAAGTAATAGTACTTCTTCAGGGGTATTAGTAAGGTTATGTTCTTGTTTTGGCATAATTTCCTCCATAAATTTTTGTTATAAATATTGTACTGATAAAGTTAAGTCTGTCGCGGCTGTACTTGAGTTTACGCTTGTACGAGCCCATATCTCTATATAATCATTAGTAGCAAGTGATACATTGGCATAAACAGTAAGGCTATACACATAAGCAAGAGTACTTATATTAACATAGTTAGGCGCTCCAACTTGAACACCATTTTTAAAAATAGCTATATCCATCCTTGTTCCAACCGCCGCGTTACTGTAAATACTGGTATTACCAATAGCGCAAGCGTTAATTGTAGTACTTCCGGTGTATGTTAATCTGTTAGAAGAAGGAGAAGTAAATTGATTTAAAGATGATGTTATGGTAGTACCAGCGATTTTAGCCCAAGTATTTGCGGTTAAAGTAGTTTGTGTTAAATTAGTTGTCATATAGATAACGCCATATGACTGCTTTAAATATGCCGTTCCTTGTAAAATAAAATCTCCGGTTCCGGTTATTCTAGCTAATTCAACAGAAGTGGAACTAGAGGAAGCCGCGGTGAATACATGAGCGTTAGAACTGCCGTTAGCGCCAATGTTATATAAAAGCGTACCAGAGCCTGTGCCAAAACCGTAAAATTGGAAACTGTTATTCGCTACCTCGTTTAATGTGATAAGACGAGTAGTAGCTGTATTCGTAAACTGAAGTGGAGAATTTGTAGTTGTAGTGCCAATTCCTACTCCTCCGCTATTTATTCTCATTATTTCAACTGAAGCTGTACTTGAAGTCGCATAATAAAACGCAAAGCTTTCAGTACTAATATTAACATGAAACTCAAAAGTTCCTGCTCCCTGCCCTAGTCCATTATATTGGTGATTATTTCCGACACCTCCACTACCATCATATATAAGTAACTTCCTGCCGGTAGCATTTGAGAATTGTAATGGTGCGATAGGACTGTTAATTCCGATTCCGACGTTACCCGTTCCAGTTATTCTCATCAACTCAGAAGAAGTAGAACTAGAGGAAGCCGCAGTGAATATATGAGCGTTAGAACTGCCGTTAGCGCCAATGTTATATAAAAGCGTACCAGACCCTGTGCCAAAACCGTAAAATTGGAAATTGTTATTCGCTACCTCGTTTAATGTGATAAGACGAGTAGTGG